GGTGGGATTCGAACCCACATAACCTCCTTCAGGGGGATAACGGTTTTAGAGACCGGTGCATTGGCCATTATGCTAAGGGGCAGTGTGTCTGGGTTTTAACAAATGATTACTTTGATCTGCACCGAATGTAAACTACTAATTAGATAATGAATCAGAATTAACTTCTGGGTCTCTGTACTAAAATCATCCCACTCGGTAGGGATCTCTACATCTTTAAGCACAATGTGCACATCCTTCAATGCTGGTTTATCCATCAGATAATTTTTGTGTGTGTATGGGAATGAGTGCTTCCTACAGGATTCCAACCTGTAACCCTTGCCTTAGAAGGGCAATGCTCTATGCAGTTGAGCTAAGGAAGCGTGTGGGATACTTTTAATAGTATCCTTAATGTTGAAATATCAAAAACAATGTACTATAAATCGTGCATGAGAATGATTTCAGGTTAACATGACACAAAGATATGTAAAATATTTAACATGACCAAACATTTTAACACTTTTTTTCAAATAAAATGAAAATATTTTCTTACCTTTGCAGGTTTTTCACTGAGTCAAGTGATTCCTTTATATCATAAAAAACAATCAATCAGGGGGCTTAAAACAAAAAAGCCCGGGGACTAACCGGGCTGGAATTTAAAAATAATGACCCGACCTTACCGGGTCGTAGTTACACTTTCACAAGCTCTAGCATTACTTTCTCTATGAAATATACCTCTAGTACCATATTTTAAAATCAGGCTCTGTGGGGTCTCCTCCATCATCTATAGCCAAACAGAAGTCCATACCATATTTCATACCAGCATTAAAGGACTTCTCTAGCTCTTTTTTACTAAAAGACATACCTTTATCTCTCTCTCTAGACTAAAACTAAAAAGGTTTAAACATAAGATATTAGATTTTTAATAGATAACTACTGGATACAAGGGGTCCTCGACCAAGGTATCATCCTCACTGAGTACAACTTCAACTACTTGATAGTCTTATATGTACCTAAATCCTTGATGTTGCAGTCAGACCCGTCTACTTCTAACCCCTTAATATCCCTAGAGCACTTTATCCTGTACCTTTTCGCATCTGTGTAGGTGTGCTAATCTGACCAATCTTTCAAGGACCTTTTGACTATTTGTCTCAGGAAAAAGCATACCACAGAATGCATGCTTTTAACATGCTGCAATATTATGTAAAAAAAATAACATATGCAAATGAATAAATGGAAAGTTATTAACAATATAAATAGATTTCTTAATTTATTAATATAAAGGATGCTAAGTGTCCTGTTTCTCCAAAATATCCATACCAACCTGTGCAGCAAACTTTTTTAGTATATAGAATTCCCCTTGAGTTTGGTGCACAGCCTTTAAAAGTAATTAGGAGTGAGAGTAACTTTTTTTGTATATGGAAACATCTTAAAGTTACTCGCACTATTTTTTTTTGCATTTACAGGAAGGGGATTATCTGAGATTTTTTTTCATCTGCATGAGTGGTTTATAAAATTTTTTTCAAAATTTTTTTATGTACATGGGAGTGTTTTATAAACAACACAACACCCCCGTCCTTTTTTTGAAGTGGGGATATCCCCCGCCTCCAATTAATCCAACAGGTCTGGCCCATTACCTGTCTAAACATTAGAGGCTAAATACTATGGCAGCAGCAACATTTGTAACCGCATCAGGCTTGACCCTGATTGAAGACATCTCTTGGGAAAATGTAGGAAACCCTTTCCCATTACAACCCAAGGAAATCCAGGCTCTAACCACCTGTGGCATCAGAGAGTTTGAAAAAGATGGCAAGAGGCACAAGTCCCTCCTGCTGAAGTTCCAAGTCAACAACAAGTCCTACAAGACCTGGCTACGCCTGGGCTACAAGACTCAACAGGCTGTTGCACACAATGAAGAGATAGATCCTACCACTCTGCTCATCCAGAGAAAAGCCAGGGAAGGCAAGGAAATCCTGGTAGCTATCATCTCTGAGGATGCTCCATTCTAGGGGCATCCAGCCCCCTTGTGGGGCTTTTCTTTTTAAAAACAACACCACATTCCCTCTTTTCTTCGGTATAATAAAATGATATGTTATGAGTAAAAGAAAGTTAATCTTACAAGCAGTTATATTTCTTATTATACTGCTTGTAGCTATGTGTTTGGAGAGTATAATCTATTAAAATATTTATCATGAAAAGAGATCAAAATGCTTTAGCAGCCAAAACTAAAAGGGTTGCAATTAGAGACATTAAAAGGAGTAATAGTGTGCTATTCTGTATGTTCAGTACAGATGAAGTTGTGCAAGTAGATAATGCTCCTAACCAGTTAACTCATCCCATTCAGTACTGTAGCAGTTACTGACAGGGCTCAGAAATAACAGATCCTGTATATATAAAAAATAAAATAGATAAGTACTCTGTATATTTTATGCTATTACAGGAAGCACTTTCATAAGATGCCATAGTAGCCTTAGATAAATAAGACTCTGTTGTAATGACAGGGTCTTATTCTTTTTAATTAAAAACAACACAACATCCTTTCCATTCTTTGCAGCGTGTATATAGTAATACTGTCTGCTAATTAATTGAGTATTAACCTAAAATAGTTTTATTATGAGTTTATTTTTGAATTCAGGTAAAGAGTATGGTGGAAGCTATACCATTACCAAGCGTGAAAAATTGGCTGCTTCTGATTTAGCTAATGTGGCTTCTGCTGCAGTAGTTGAAAGAGGTGAGTTTGGCCCAAGTATCTGCTTCACTATGAAGTCAGGTAGGAGTAGGTATGTACCTCTTGGCAGGGACAGCAAGTTAGGCATTGGTGAGTCAGTAGATCCTGCTAAGGTAGAGATCTTGGCTCTGGACAGGCCTGGTGATAAGACTTGTTATAAAGCTCAAGAAGTTGAGTAACAAGTTATAGGGTAGGAGTAGGGTTAGTAAGTAACTCTACTCTTACTCTTTCTCTTTATAGTATAGCTGTATTTTTTAAAGCTACTGGCTACTACTTAGAGTTAAATTTAGGTTAAATTCATATAGTTTAAATGGTTAAATGTCGGAAAAGTATAATTTTAGCTTATCTTTATATTGAACATATGTTCAATTAAATGTTAGCTAAGTGCTTGATACTGTGGGTGATAATAAAACCCTCCCACTTATCCATCCTTTCCCCCCTACCCTCTGCTCACCTCAAATATATATTATTATAAAATATTTTACTTATTTAAAACCTACCGTTATGAAAATATATGTAGTAGAAGCTGTACATGTTTGGACAGATCATCCATATCATCCTGAACCAGTTTCCTATCATAAAACCTATGAAGAGGCTGAAAAAGTAGTAGATAAGATTAATAAATCCTATCAATTTGCTAAAGCTAATGGCTGGTATGACGAGATGGGTCATCCTCTCTGCCAGTATCAATCTGAAGCTAAGATTGGTACTGTTGAAGTTGAATCTTAAATTTAAATAGTATGAATAATTTATTTACCTTTCGCAGAGATGTTCCAGTCCCAAAGAGGCTCAGACTTGAATTTAGGGTATATCTACATCCTGATGTAATAAAAGGATTTGAAGACCTTGGTTGTATCCATAGATTTTCTTGTGAAGAAGACTCATCTTTATATGGGTTTGATAAAGAATCTAACTGCATCCGTTGTGATTCAAAGTTTCACAAATAAAATATACATAACAGGAACGTAACAAAGAGACAGTTAAAAATCGTTGAAAACTTGTCCTCCTGCTATTTTAATCCTCCTTTAACCCCCAATCAAATGATTAATCATTACCAACTGATAACGTTTCTTTTAATAGCCTATAATTTAAATAAAACGTGTAGACCTCTATTAGCCAGGTTAGATGATTCCATCTTGTTACAACATACTGGCTATAAAATACTGAGAAAAGGACTTTACTATTAATAACTTTAAATCAATCAATTATGAATGTCTTATACTATATCTTATTAATAACTATCTTCCTATTGACAGCTATTGGTGCTGTCTTAAGTGTATGGGCTGGCTTAATTAAAGAGAACATTACTGCTTTAGAGCAAAATGCTTACTCGAATGTTAATGAATTACAAAGATTAAGTATTATCTACAGTGAAATGCAGAAAAAAGCAATACTTTTGTTCATAATTACTGTAGTAATACTAATAGTATTTCTTACTATTTATTGATACTCTCTATATAATTTAAAACCATGTTTAAATAATTACTTATATAGTACATCTAATACATTAAGAGAGTAGGATTGAGTCTACTTGTTGTACTATGTTGAGAGTAATGAAAAACCAAACATAGCTGGTTCTTTTGATTATATATTGAAATTATAAGAATGTAAGGTTAGCAAGTAAATCCTTATAAAGTTTATAATAGAGCTTTCCTTATGGTGAATGTATAAGTTGCAACTAATCAAAAGTTTTTAGTAATATATCATACCAAGTGTATAAATGACATTGCAAAAGCTTGGTAGAGAAATATGAAGCAATGATGAAAATACTGTTGACATAGTACGAAACTGTTATAAAGGAGTTCTTAAATTGAATGCTTACGAGCAATTCAGGCAGTATATAATCTAAGTAATCATTGTGCCGTAAGGCTTAATTGAGGCAGCATAGGTGTATTATCCTAAGACAGAATTGGGGTAAAAGTAAATGAAACTATACTAAACAGCCTGTGCCTTGCTACTGGTAACAGTAGTATAGTAGTAGTTCCCGGAGCATTATGCTGAGGTGGATTAAATAGACTTAATGGTTTAACTACATTGTGCAAGCGGGAGTGATTACCTGCTAATATTAATCTTAAAAACAAAATATTATGTCTAAAGAACAATCAAATTTTGATTTAGCAATAGAAGTTATTGGACAAGCAATCTGTGATTTTAATATAGAAGAAGAAACTTCAATAGATGCTGTTAATAATTTATTAGATCTAACAGCTAATGGATATGTAGTTATTCAATGGCCCGAAAGTCAAGAATTAATGGAAAAAGAATGGTTTAAAGAGGAAGCTATTCTTGATGTAGAAAGTAAATTTGGAAATAGTGCTTATTTTATTCCAATTAAAAGAATATTATAAATCTATATTTTTAGAATTAATCTTAAAAACAAATAGAATATGTTTAAAAGAAGTAAAGTGGTTATGCTTCCTACTAATGAAAAAGCAACTGAAATTGGAATGTATAAAGATACTAAGAGATTAGTATATAATCAGAGAGGTAAAGATATTCCAAGAGGAGAAATGCAACATCTCTACATCTTATCTGATGATGAGATTAAAACTGGTGATTGGTATATTACTCTAACAAATGATATTTGTAAATGCGGTAATAAAACTAATTTCACACCAAAAGGTAAGAAACTCATTGCTACAACAGATGAAAGTTTAAGTTTACCAAAGCCTTCACAAGCTTTTATTGAAAAGTATGTAAAGAAATACAATGAAGGTAAACCTATTACTGATGTGTTGGTTGAGTATGAAAAGTTAGCTTTATATGGTACAGTTTTGTTACCATGCAGTTCGCACAATAATGAAAGTAATTCAGATATGAGTATTTATTCTGATTACTTAAAGGTGTCTTCAGACAATACTATCACCATTAAACTTTACTTTACGAGGTAATTTCATTATGGAGACATCCTCATGATTCAGCTTTATACAAGAGTAAGGATTATCTAGGTAAATGGATTGAAAAAAACTTATAAATCTAATGATTCAAGTTAAGTAGACTTGGGAATTTGTTGAACCTTAAAAATGAAATAAAATGAGCAAAAAGAGAAAATACTATGATTTAGCAGAAGAACAAGCATTATCTATACCTATTGTTATGTGGCGTTTTTGTGCTTATAAGACAGTAGAAGATTATGAAAAAGGTAAACATTATTTTATTAAGAACTTTTTTGATCACACAGAAATGAAGGTCTTTAGTGGTAAACATTCAGCAAATGAAAAGACACTATATCCCAATTATTGTAGTACATATTTTCACATAAACATATACCCCTGAAAATACGGAACGGTAGAAGATGTTCCCGATATAGACGAAGTTTAAACTTTTGGTGGGTACTTGTTTTGAGACGGCAAGTCGCGGGGATAACCTCCCGCATAAACAGCTATTCAGGAAGGCTAAAAAAATCTCCCCGCCGATTGTTTTATAATGGAATACAAATAAATACAGTAGCGATATGGAAAAAATAGACCAAATTTTAGATTCACTTTATGATAGAGTGATAGAACCAATAGAAGCAAAACAGCAGCTATTGGATTTATTTGGTGTTATGAAATTGCCTTGCCCTTATTGCGGTGAGGAAAAAGAGGACTCCAACGATGATATTGGTGTTGGGTTAGTTACTTTCTTGCCTGGAGTATTGCTTATTATAGCCAGCGAGAAAAAGAAATAACCTTGACTTTACAAAATATCTTCATTAAACCTTAATAAAGTTTCATCCCCAAAGCTATCCAGGTAATCCTGGGTGGTCTTGATGTTTTTATGCCCCAGTGCCTCCCTGATAAGTTCAACCTGTGCTCCCTTCTTTAAAAGAGTGGTAGCATAAGAGTGCCTGGCATAGTAGGTAGTAATATTAAGCAATCCTTCGGGAAAAGAGAGAGATTTGGCAATAGTCTTCAGATTATTGTTGAGTCTCTTTCTTTTTTGTGATATATGATTATTAAGAGCTACCCCACTCACTTTTAAATTGGAAATAATAGGCAAAAGATACCTATTATTATTTGTACTGTTAAGATAACCCCATTGTAAGATCTCGCTGGTATATTTAGAGACAGGTATTTGAATGTATTCATTTGTTTTACTTCGATTAAAACAGATACATTCAATCTCAATATTCTCAGTCACCTGCTTCTTTAAGTTTTTATCCGTGAGATATGCCATGTCCTTGAAGTTAATGCCACCTGCAAAGAATGAGAATAAGAACAGGTTCTTTGCCCAGTTCAAATGGGGCTTATCAAATGGTGTATGGTACAATTTTAAGATATATTCCTTTGGAATGTATTTCTTTTTCTTTGATGTCTTGAGCTGAGAGATTTTAAAAACCTTGGTAGCTCCGTACATTTTAGAAAAGGGGTAGGTATCTTTATTTCCAATTCCTCTGTTAATTGCCTCATTTAGAACAGATCTCAAAGCTCTGAGGTAGATACCTATCGTGGTATTACTATTGCCACGTTCAGCATGTAGATAGTAATGAAACGCCTCTATAAACTTGTAATCTATACTGGAAGCACTTAACTTAGAGCTATTTGAGTAAAATGCTTGGAGCAGTATTAGCAATTCACTTAGTATTTGCGCAGATTTATACTTACCTAATTTAGTAATTTCCTTAATCCTTAACTGTATAAAATCCTTAATTAATAAGGTATTTAAGGAGTTTAAGAAATCTGCTTCAAACATCTCCAGGGTCCAGCTCTTTCCACTCTTTTCATACTTTTCTATCAGAGCCTGTGCTTGCTTGAATTTAGAGCTAAGGAAGTCATTCAGATCTTCATAGTCAGGAGTAAGCCTCTTATCCCTTTTAAGAAGAGAGAATTCATCACTCCATTGTTTGGCTTCAAAGGTATACCTGTCATCTCCAATTTTAAAATATTTAGCCTTCCTGTCCTTGATAACTCTAAGTAGGACAGGAGATTTACCATTTGCATAAATCTTAGAAGACTTTAATATTAATTTAATACTCATTATTTATGACAACAAGAAAAGACGCATGGACCAGAGCAGAAGAAAAAGAAGTTTATAAAGCAGTTAAAGCATGTCCCCAAAATCTCTCTTATGCTTTTATGATGGCTTCTCAAGTGATTAACAGATCACCCTGTGCCATAATGATCAGATGGTATGGCAGTAATAGTGTCAACTTTACTCCCTTAAAGAAAAAGAAACGGGGTATCTTCTTTCTGAATTCAGCATGGTCAAGAAATGACAATACTAAGATTAAGAAAGTAAATGCTCCCCAGACTTCTTCAGAAAATACGGAACTTTCTTTATGAGAAAGTATCAAAAAAGTTGGTTCAAACATGGTTCAAACATTTTAAATATTTATGGCCTAAAGGTAGTGTAAATTGCCTATAAAACAGGCATAAAACCTTGATAAAATGTGGTTAAAACCTGACTACGGATCAGGAGGTTGGGGGTTCGAGTCCCTCCAAGTTCACTGTATCTAGAGAATTTTATTATCTTTGCAGTTCAAACATAGTTCAAACAATAGAAGAACTTAGATCATTTTTTTTTGTAAAGTTGTATTGATTCTTATACTCAGGATCTCTATACATAACTGAAACAATCTGTAATTTAAGAGGGGCACCCGATATGGAAATTTAGTACCTGGAATACATACTATTTATAGTTGAAAGAGCGAACATTATACGTCGCATCATCCTCGACTTTGCGGAACATAGTAAGAGCTGTATCCATAATTGTGATTATGCGACAGATCAGGAGACTAAGAGGGAATATACTTTACAAAAACTTCCACAAAGTCTCCGGAGCAATCCGGAGTCTTTACTTTACTTAACAATTTCTTAATATTACATCATGCCTGAACAAGACAAACTTATTGTCAGGACATTTGTGGCTTATTATGGCCCCATTGTCCTAACTATTCTATTTCACATGTTATTAACTTAAAACTCAATGAGAGCTATATTTAAATCAAAAGAATCCAAGGAAATTTTAAGACTGGTTAAATCAACCGACATGGCCTTGTTTATATGGGAGCTGGTTCATAATGGCTGGAGAGAATTTAAACATACCGACTATGACTATCAGCCAGCCTGGGACAAAATTCATCAATTATTGGAAGAACACAATATTAATCCAGATGATTTGCTGGATTAATTACTACTACGGGGGCGCATTGGTGTTAGCCACGTAATTAGTAGCAAATTAAACTCATGCAACGTGCTGGAGAGCCTTGTACTTATTTTTAACCGGCAACGTAATTAACTTACAGCCCAGCCAGGAAGTACGCTTAACTGCGTAATCCTTGCTCAGGTTGGCTACTGACCTTGGAACATAATAGTAGTGATGTTTTATAGGTTTCCCTGTTCCTTAAAAACAGGGTGGTGGAGCTAACTAACCAGTTAGCCTATTCTGGTAAGAATTCAAATATACTAAGCATGTAAAAGGTTTACGCGTGAATATTATGTGTACAGAGGTTCGACTCCTCTCGCCTCCACATCTTTATTAAAATCCATAAAATGTATGATCAAAAAAGTTGAAGGCAAGTTGTATAAACTTGTCTACAGCAGCGAAGACAGAGTACCTGCTGTAATGTTGAGTATGTATTCTACCAAGGTAGAGGACAAACTTGAAAGAGAGAAAAAACCAAAAAAATCAATCTTTAAAAATTAAAATCATGGCAAACAGCGCGAACAAGATGGTATTAAAAGTTTACCTGGAAGGTAATGTCTTGGTAAAAAGGGATAAACCCGATATTTTCAGGGTAGTTACTACCAATCGGGATTTACATCCAAATAAGAAATTTATCAACGGGGATGGTGAGAAAGTGGTAAAAACCCAGAACATCCTGCACTATGGTAAAGAGAGTATTCCCGCGATTCAAATCATTAACATGAATCAGGAGGCTTATGATCATTTTATCTCTGAATGCCCCAGGTGGATAAAAAAGAGACAGTGGGATACAGCAAATGAGATAACCCGTGTTCATCTACATTGCCAGAGAATTTGTGAACACCTGGAAGGTACAGGGTATGAACTGGATATTTTGACGGATTGATTGATTGATTTCTTTTTTCATGATCAGGGGAGGTGTCTTGTTAAAGATGTCTCCCCTTTAATCTGTATGTAATGAAAAGATGGAAATATAAATTTTACAAAGATCCTGTTATTCCCTACTATCCTGTAGGACTTTACTTTCCACGTGTAAATTCTTATGCTGAAAGTATTGCCTCAGTTCTGCATAAACAGTACGGAAAAGAAGTAATACTTCCTAAAATATGTCTAATTGCCAGGGGGTCTTCAGAAGCTGTTATAGCTGCTACTGTGGCCTATATCCTTTATAACAAATGGGGATATACAGTAAAGATAATTATGTCCAGAAAAGAGGGGGAAGCGCACATGGTTCTAACATGCAAGGATTTAGAGACTGTCTAACAAATGGATATAAAGTCATTATTGTAGATGATTTTATTAGTTCCGGGAGAACTCTTACTGCTATTTTGAAGGATATAGATAGTCACATTTCTGAAGAAAAATATCATGAAAATGACAATTATTTGGCAGACATGCTCTGTATTAGTAATAGACCTGCTGATTTTCAAGAAACCTCCATGTCTCGATTATTTAATGACATCAGATATGTGGTTGTAACCAAAAAATAATAAAAATGAAAAAACTACTATTATTACTGATAACCTTTACACTATTGTCTTTTTCTGTCGGGAACACTATCATACCAGAAACCACGGAAGTACCTAAAACTCCCCTGGTACTGGATGAGTTCACTTCAGATGCCCTGTTCTATGCCTTGCTGCATTGCGAGGTGTTACATCCTGAAATTGTATATGCCCAGGCTATACTGGAAACAGGGCACTTTAAAAGCAGGATATACAGGGAATATAACAACCTGTTTGGCTTATATAATAGTTATAAAGGAGATTTCTACAAGTTTGACCATTGGACAGAAAGTATCCAAGCTTATAAAAAGTACATACAATACAAGTATGAACCCCCAGGCAGTTATTACCATTTTCTGGAAGACCTGGGGTATGCAGAAGATCCTGATTACATCTATAAAGTAAAAGACATCGTAAAAAGATATGAAAAAGACAATAAAAAGAGACGACGTAATAGAAAAAGCTATCAAATTATCCACTCAACATGCTAATCTTTTATTAGAATGGGCTACAGGAGTAGGTAAGAGCAAGGCAGCCATTGATATAATCAAAACCCTTCATGTAAATGGAGAGCCTTTGAAAATCCTGCTTATTGTAGCTGAGACAGCTCATAAAAACAACTGGCTGGAGGAGTTTAAAAAATGGGATGCCATGCAGCACTGGGAATATGTAACTATCGAGTGCTATGCCTCTTTAAAGAACTATAAAAACACCCGGTATGACCTGTTGATTTTAGATGAGGGGCATCACAGTGGTACAGAGATCAGGTTGGATGTATTAAAGAGTATCATCACGAAAAAAGTATTGATTCTTTCCGCCACTTTTAAAAGAGATATTTTAGAAGAGCTGGAAAGGATCTTTGGCAAGTTTCATACATTTAACATTAAATTAACACATGCCATCGAGAATGACATGCTGCCTGTTCCCAAAGTTTATCTCATTCCTTTAGAGTTAAATAACAGTATTCCTGATGTAACTTTTACCATGGAGAGGGGGTTGAAAAGAAATCAGAAATATATCACCTGTAGTTATAAAGATCGATGGAATTATTTAAAAGATAAGACGAATTATCCAGATTTAAAACTGACGGTAACCTGCACGGAATTAGAAAAATATGACCACTTATCTCAACAGTTTAGGTACTTCCAAGACCAGTATCTACGCACCAGACAGGAATATTTAAAAAACATATGGTTACAAACAGGGAGTGTAAGGAAGCGGTTTTTAGGGGATATAAAAACCTCAAAAGTTTTACCTTTGTTGCATATATTACAGGACAAAAGATATATTTGTTTTTGCTCAAGCATAGAACAAGCTGAATCTCTAGGAAAAGGCACTGCCATTCACTCGGAGAAAAAAAACTCCCTGGAAATTATCCAAAAATTTAACGACAAAAAGATTGATACCCTGTTTGCTGTAGGTATGCTACAGGAAGGACAAAATTTAACAGATATTGATGCCGGGGTTATCATTCAACTGGATGGGCAGGTTAAATCCTTTATTCAAAAGTTTGGCAGGACACTTCGTTCTAATTCTCCAAAACAGTATATCTTTTATTACGAAAACACCAGGGACGAGGAGTACCTGGAGAAGATCCTGGAAGAGATTGATAAGAAGTATATTTATTTCATTAACGATTTAACAGTATGATTTACACCATTGATGAAGAACAATGCAAAAAACAGGGATTAAAATTAGAGGAAGTCCTGGCCATACTACTGGTAAAAACAGGAGTGGCCATACCTGATTTATTTAAAGAGCTCGTTAAGAAGGAAGTATTTGTTCTCTTTAATAATGAATGGCTTGTTACCCAGCGATGGGCTGATGTGGTAGCTAACATCCTATTGGATTCAGATAAAGACCATTTACCAGAAGATGTCGTGGAAGACTTGGCTGTAAAACTAATGGATGTGTTTCCTAAAGGTAAGAAAGATAACACCTCTCAATACTGGAGGGGGAACAAGAGGGATATTACTCTCAGGCTGAAGAAATTCTTTAAACTGTATGGGAATACTTACTCTTCAGAAGATATACTGGAAGCAGCTAAAAAGTATGTAGCAGGCTTTAACGGTGTCTATTCCTACATGAGGGTTTTAAAATACTTTATCTGGAAGGATGAGAGGAAGCAACATGAAGATGGCACGGTAAAAGTGATAGAGACTTCAGAACTATCTAATTACTTGGAAAATGCAGGACAGGAAGAGGAGTTAAGTGAGGATTGGACTAGCACGTTAAGATAAGAGTATGGCTTTATATGAAAGAACTATCGAGAGTATAAAGAACTGGAAGAGAATTATAGAGGAAGGGGGCGTAAACTGTATTCCCTTGGGTTTACCCAGGTTTGAAGAGGAACTTCCCGGGATAGAGCAAAAAAACTATTACCAAGTTACTGCCAATACCAAGGTGGGTAAAAGCCAGATTACAGATTACCTCTTTCTCTATAATCCCATCCTGTTTGCTATGCATAACTCTGATAAATTGTCTGTCAGGATATTCTATTTTACCCTGGAGATGAGTCAGGAGCAAAAACAGCTACAGATGATGTCTCACCTGTTATGGATATTGAGCAAGGGAAAGATCAGGGTTAGTCCCAAAGATTTAAGGAGTGTATCTGCAGAAAAACCTTTGGAACAGGATATTATTGACATCCTGGAAAGTGACGAGTACGCGGAATATTTTAAATACTTTGAAACGCATGTAGACTTCATAGATTCCATTAAAAACCCCTTTGGAATTTACAAGTTCATGCGTGAGTATGCTAAAGCCAACGGGGTGCAATACACCAAAACAATCAATATCATAGATAAGATTACAGGAGAAGTGCATCAAGAAGTTGTAGATGACTACTATAAACCTAATGATCCCAACGAGTATGTTATTATTATAGTGGATCACCTGGCCTTGTTAACATCAGAAAATGGCAAAACAGTCAGGGATGCCATGATCAAGTTATCTTCTGAATATTTCGTAACCCTTCGTAACAAGTACAAATACATTCTTGTAGGAGTTATACAGCAAGCTATGGCCCAGGAAAGCAATGAAAACATGAAGCTTAACAAGCTGAAGCCTACCCTGGATGGGTTTGGAGATGCCAAGACCATAGCCAGGGATGCAGATGTTATTTTGGGTCTTTTCAGTCCCTATCGTCACAGTATCAGGGAGTATGAAGGTTATGATATACAGAAATTTAAGGATAACATCAGGTTTATGGAGATTATAGCAGGCAGGGAAGGAGGAGGGGGAAGTGTATGCCCCTTATTCTTTGATGGGGCTGTGAATTACTTTCGTGAGTTACCCCTGCCCAATGACAGGGAAAGTATGGATGTGGCTTATAAGATGCTGGATAGAGTTAGAAATGGTGGAAGACTATTTTTCATCTATAGTATCAAAAAAGCCCGTGGTATTAAGAATAAATTAATGAAACTTTTAAAATTTAAAAGACAGTATGGCTAAAATTTTAGTATTAGCAAAGTCAGGTTTTGGTAAGTCTACCTCGTTGGGAGAAATTTCCGAGTTGAAGATTAAAGGGCTTGATCCCAAGGAGACTTACTTGATCAGTTGTGTCAACAAGCCTCTTCCTTTTAGGGGAGCTGCCAAGAAGTATGTTTCTACTACCTTTAAAGAGATTACCAAGGGTAACAGGTTGATTACAAAAGATGCCAAAGAAGTAGCAGAAGCAATCAGGATGATTGGACAATCCCCCTACAAAACCATTGTAGTAGATGATCTGAACTACATCAGCCAGGATTTTTACATGAAGAATGCCATGAAAGGGGGGTGGGACACACCCAAACAGATTGGTTATGGCATGGGCCTTATCTTTGATGCCATTGATGACATGCCTGAAAATAAAGTCATCATCTGCATGGCTCATTACGAAGAGTACAAGGATAAAAATGGAGATTCCATCTCTTACAGATACAAATCGACAGGAAACATGGTAGATCAATACATTTGTCCAGAGGGAAAATTCGAGATTGTATTCTTCGGGAAATCTTCTTTTAACGAGAGTGAGAAAAAATCCATCAGGCAGTTTGTAACCAATGATGACGGGCAATTTCCTGCCAAAACCCCGGTAGGAATGTTTGACAGCCTGTATATTCCAAATGATTTGGGGTTGATCGTGGAAAAAGCCATGGCCTATTATAATGGAGAAGAGTGATCTAATCCATTACTTAATACATCCCAACCAGATTCCTTTAGAAATAAAAGCCAAAGAAATAGTAGAATTCTGTGTAGAAAAAGGTAAGGAAAGATCTTTATCTGAAAAATTCGCACAAGCCCTTATTCAATTAAGCGTGCTACCTGGGGCTTCTGCCGTACAGGATATACATCAAGTCTTTAATTTTATTTTACAGGAAAAGAGCAGGGAGTATGAGGTTCAGTATATCACGAATTTAGAGAATAATCAAATAGTAAAAATCTTTTAAAAATTGAAATTATGAGTTTAGGAAGAATGGAGATAGCCGCTTTGAAAAGGATGGAAAAAAGCTTACATCCTTTAGTCAACAAGTTGCACAAGATTGATGAGAAGTTGGAAAAAATCATCTCGGAGAGAAAAGAGATAGAAGGTCAGTACAAGAAGATCGCGGAAGTAATGGATACTTACGCGGGAGGTTCTTATAAGGAAGTACTTTATGGTACTAATCCTGCTGAAGTAGAAACACAAGAAGAAGGCATACTGGCAGAGGCTTCAGAAGAAATACCTGAAGAACTGTTTAATGAAGTAGAAGCAGAAGAGTCAACCCCTTGGGTGTAAGAAGTTCATTCTCAAATTGTTTATAAAAACGTTTTTATTTAATTAATTTATTAATTCATTTTGTTATGAGTAAAACAAGTAGTAAAGTGTACATGGCTTTTGCCAGTGGTTCAGAAACAACAGAAGGTGCGGCGATGAGGAGGTATATCGGCGTAGCTTCCGTGGGAGTATTGGCTGTTAATCCCTCAAAGGCAGAGCTGGAAAAGCTGTATGGCACTACTCTGGACAAAGAACCTGAATACCTCGGAGTAGGTAAGGTAGGTGAGGAAGAAAAACCTCAAATACGGTTGGATTTTATTGTTCATACTGATCCTGAAAAAAACAACGGGATTGACATGACCAGCAAGATTTCCTTTTTCCTTAAAAAGGAGTACCGTTTCAACAAGAATAAAACCAAAGTTCAGGTTATTGACAAGTACGGGGAATGTGCCTGGCCTACTATTGAAGAGGCTAAAAATAAGACAATCCCCCAGTATGCTTCTGGCCCTGCCAACATTGATGCAGACTACAGACCTGCTTACATTGGAGAAGAAGAGTTGACAGGCTTTTTGAAAGCTTACCTGAATGTTCCGGCACGTCAGTACAAGAACTCCAAAACAGGAGAAATTATTACTATCGAGAATCCTGCAGATGCAGAAGCTCGCCTGGATAGAGTTGCCTCTTATTTTGATGGAGACATCAGCGAGTTGAAAAGTGTTGTAACCCTGCAGCCCAACAACAGGGTTAAAGTTGTATTTGGCGTGAAAACTGCTGAGAACAACAAGATGTACCAGGATGTCTACACGCAGAGAATTTTGAAAAATTACACCAGTGATTTTAGCAAGATTGATGCAGAGATCAAGGACAGACAAAGTAATGGTGGTTACAGCCACACCACGTTTAGTGTAGAACCATTGAAAGAGTTTTCCTTAACTCCCACGGAGTTTGCCAAGGAAGATGCAACAGCTACGTCAGCTCCTGCTACAGACGAGTGGTTTAAAGCTTAATCATGGGTTTTAGTAAAGGCAATAGTAGCACTACCCTGGAAGATATTCTCAATGTAGTAAGTGAGTTTCAAATACTCGCTTACTACTTAGAAATTAACACCATCCCCTGCCTGATTAATTCTCCCTTGCGAAAAGATGTAAAACCCTCTTTCGGGATTTACTCTAACAACGGGATAAAGTTACATTACAGGGATTTCAGGACCAGGGAATCTGGTGGTACTATGGATCTTTTATCTGCCTTATGGGGGATACCCTTTACCAGTGTGGTAGAGAGGCTAACAGCAGACCTCCTTAAGATTGCCAATTCAACAGGAGCTGAAACAACTTTTACTAAAAAACCACAATACAGGCAAAACAAAAAGGTTTACTCTTCGCAGGTAGATCTACAAGTCAAGGTAAGACCCTGGAGAGCCCATGACCTGGCTTACTGGGAAGAGTATGGTATCTCTATTCCCTGGTTAAAGTTTGGAAACGTGCATGCTATTTCACATGTTATCGTGAAAAAACGGGGGAGAGAGTTTATTATACCTGCAGACAGGCATGCTTATGTGTATGTAGAACACAAGGATGATAATACAACTTTGAAAATTTATCAACCTTTCAACACTACTTTTAAATGGTCTAATAAACACGATTCCAGCGTGTGGGATCTATGGGAACAACTTCCTAAAAGTGGAGAAAACCTGGTTATAGCCTCTTCCAGAAAAGATGCCTTGTGTGTCTGGGAGAATACAGGCATACCCAGTTGCTCTCTACAGGCAGAAAGTTACTTACCTAAACAACATGTGGTACAAGAATTAAAGGATCGTTTTAAAAATGTATTTGTACTGTATGATAACGACTTTAATTCAGACATCAATTATGGAAGATTACTGGCAGAAGGAATGGCAATAGAGTTTGGATTAATTCAGATAGAGATTCCGGAAGAGTACCAGTCAAAAGATCCTTCAGATCTATGTAAGAATTTTAACAGAGAGAAAGTAAAAAAGGTTATTTCTCACCTTATTAAAGAGAAACAAATCAATAATTCATTTTAAAAATAGAAAAAATTATGGAAGCTCGTAAAATTACCGTGGTTTTAACCACAAACGCACAAGCCAAAAAGGTGATCATGTCTTCAGCTGTTACCTTGGGAGAACTTAAAGCTGATCTGGATGCACAGGGAATTGATTACACCGATATGGATTTTTACGAAGGTGTGTCTAAAACAGACCTGAAAAGGGATGATTCCATTCTCCCTACCAATATCCCTTACAAGGGAAGTATCACCAACGAACTGGTGTTTGTTCTTTCAACCACTAACAAGAAGATTCGTTCCGGGATGACTTCTCGCAAGGCCTTGTACAACATCATTAAAAATGAAGGTTTGGAAGATGCCATCAAGGGTACTTTTGGTCGTAATTATACCCAGGTATCCAGCACGGAACTGGAAGACTTTATAGAGGAAAACCTGGAAGAAGAGCCTGAAGCAGAACCTCAGGCAAAGGATGGGGATTGTGCTAAAGCTCTTGACATGCTGTTGGATGTATTGGAAGAAGATGATTATCTTTTTTCCCGGCAGACAGAGCCTATCCGTCGTGTTTTAAAAGGAGATATCTCTGAACCAGGGATAGATTCTCCTTATGAAAAAGATGAACTGGACGAGATGATTGATGATTGCCTTTCTTAAATAAAAAAAGGTATGGAGAAAGATAGGGAACAGCTTTTTAACGAGATGTATGAAGACTTGCTGAGGATGCCTCGGCAAGTCCTCTCTATCTTTTCTGACTATTACGGGGAAGAAAAGGTAGAGTTAAAAGTGATTGAAAAAGAGGCTATGTATCCTGCTCTTAACATATCCTCGCGTTTGATACTAGATGACTTGTCTGAAGAAGACTTTGAAGCATATTTTTAACCTGGGTAATTACTTTATTCCCTACATATTAGTTCAATTTGGTGATATCACCGTGACTAATGAATACAATAAAAGTATTGATATAGAAGGATTGTGGGCTAAAATATCCCTCAGGGGTAATGGAGAACTAGTTGCAATTGAATTAAACAGGTCTAGGTATTCTTATTTACATTGGGAACAAAATTACCTACACAGTCATGTAAACAGTATATCAAAAGATGATCCCGGGGTATTTAGAACTCCCTGTATAGGACGCGGCCCTATTGCTAATACTTCGAGAAATTTACGAGTAGATTATGATGAAACCAGGTGGCAGATATTTTGCTATGAACTGGATAAATTCGTGCATACAGAATCCCTCACGGGAGGGCCTTACCATAAGTTAGAGGCTATAACAAACCTGTCTACAGGTAAGATAAATAAGTATACTATGCTGTGGAATTTATCTTATGGTGGTTATGCCAGCTCGTATCGTATGAAAGATTTTGAAAGGTATCTTTTACAAAAAAAAGTTTTAAAGTTTAATTATCTTAATCACAGTTATGGAATAGGGATTCCTTTCATGAATCTCTGGGTACTGGTAAGTAACTGTTTTATTGAATGGTGTAATCTCAACAAGTTGCATGAAGGTGATTTACTTGGACATGGTGTGCTTGTAAAAGGTGTTATTAAAAATAGCAGTTTTTACGAATTGGCATCAGAGATACAAGACTATTCACGGGTTCCCCGTGAACATCCCCTGTTTGATTTTAAAGGTCAACCTGTCTTTTTAGAGTTACATGCAGATATTTCAGAATCAGACAAATACAGCCTGCTGTTAAATCCCGCCATCCTGGAAATAATAATGTTGAAGATTTTAGCAATTATAAATTTAAATTATGGAAACACTCACGATGAAAGCGGTGAAAACCCCGGAGAAAATATTGCCCCAATTAAGCAAGCAATCCGAATATTATGATCTGATAATCCCCGGCACTGTACAACAAAAAATAGATTACCTGTGTAACCAGATACATGAAGTAGAGTGGTCAGGAACCCTGTTCTATACCATCTCGGGAGAGTTTGATTCTAAAGAGAATCCTTTAATAGTCACAGTTCTGGATATCTTTTTACAGGATATTGGGAGCATGGCTTACACGGAATTTAGCAGATCTCCTGATCTGGCCGGTTACATGGCTTATAACCCGGAGCTACTGGATGAAAATGTCTTCATGGGACTGATTCACTCCCACAACTCCATGTCTACTTTCTTCTCTGGGACAGATCAAAATACCCTGAGACAGGAAGGAGCAGATCAAAACCACTTTGTATCCCTTATTGTGAACAATCACAAGGAATACACGGCTGGTATCACCAGGAAGGTTATTACCAAGCAAGATATCAAAGAGGATTATTCATATCATTCCTTTTTTGATCGTGTGGTAAATGCTTCCAGGAACAGGGTAGAAGAGGTGGAAGTGATAGAATGGTTTTACCTGGATGTCATCATTGAAGGCAATTTTGATCACGCTGAATTAAAAGGCAGGATCAAAGAGATCAGAACTTTAAAAGACAGGCAAAGTACATTTAAAAATAAGACGTTATTTCCAAACAATTCAAACTCTCTTATAACTGAAAATTACAAAATTCCTGCTTTTAAACAGAAAGCTTTTGATTTTGATTTTCAAGATGACTTCGTAGATATGTCCTATAAAGACTCTAAAAAGTATCAAAAGCAAACAGAACAAGACTTTGAAGAGCCTTTTGAAGACACTAGTATTCCTTACGGAGTGGTTCGTTTTGATGAAGATATAATCAAAAAGGTAGTCAGGCAGCTTGTAACAGGGTCTGTTTTAACCCATGCTTCTGATGATTTTGACCTGGAGAGCTTTGTAAAAAAATCTGAGCAACTTTTTCAACGTAGGTTTGAAACCCTGAGTGATTACAAGATGTGGGCAGAAGGTCATGTGGAGTTTATTCTTACTACTACAATAGACCCTAATTTATGGGGTTATGGAGAAGATGCCATGCTTGCCCTGTGTGCTTTTGGTGTTAAGGAAGAGCTTAAAAAGCTGCCTTGCAATATTTATACAGAAAGTCTGATAGATACCGTAAGTTTGTATATTTTATGAATAATGATGCGTATACAATGAGGACACCCCTTATTAGTACAGCTTTACCTGAAAGTGTCCCGTTACTACCAGAAAATGTCAGTGAGTATCTGAGAAATATTTTTGAATCCGGGGCAGTTGTTTCCCCACCACCTTCAGAATCTATTGAAGTTTCTGAAGAAGAGTCCGAGGTAATCCAGGAAACTGTCGAAACTACTGCAAGTGTAGAGGTAAACACGGATGAGATCTTGCAGGATTTAGGATTAGATACTCCTTCAGAAGAGCCTGCTGATGACTCTGAAGAAGATTCAAGGCCCTATCTTGCTTCTATAAATGAAGCCTTCTTCGGGATAGATAGGCAGGTTGACCAGTTGTGGCGGGATGAATCAGATGATGGGGAAACAGAGGAGGAAGCAGAAGAGGAACAACAAAATTCTAATCCTGAAGATTCCCCAGAGTTTACAGTAACTCCCAATTCAGAGAGTATCCTGCTGAAAGAGACTACAAGTCGTTTTAGCAGTGCCCTCTGGTATGGGAAGATTCAGGAACAAAGAATTTTATTAGCTGGGTTGGGAGGGATAGGGAGTTATGTAGCCTTTTTATTGGCTAGGATGAATCCTCTTCAACTTATCATGTATGATGATGATATAGTAGAAGAGGTAAACTTGTCAGGCCAGTGGTACGGCATGGGAGATGTACAGGAACAAAAAGCAGCTAGTCTGGCTCGTCACCTGATGCAATTTGCCAACTATTATCACGTCAGTGCCCTTAGTGAAAAATACACTTCAACCAGCCCTACCTACGATGTGATGATTTGTGGCTTTGATAACATGGAAGCCAGGAAAACCTTTTTTCAGAACTGGTCAAGGTATATAAAATGTGCCCAGAACAAGTCTAAATGTCTTTTCATAGATGGAAGGCTTGCTGCAGAAGAGTTTCAGGTGTTTACCATTGCAGGAGATGACGAGAGGGCTATAAAAGAGTATGCAGATAATCACTTGTTTACAGATGAAGAAGCTGAAGAGACTGTTTGTAGTTACAAGCAGACTACTTTCATGGCCAATATGATCGGGTCTGTGATGGTCAATGCCTTTGTAAACTTCATAGCCAACCAGTGTGATCCTGTCATTCCAAGGGATGTTCCCTTCTATACTACATACAACGCGGAGACTATGTACTTTAAAACAATCGCGTGATGGCTTTAAGCAGAACTTTAATAGATGTCTTGGAAGCAGCTCCTTACCAGCACAACGAGTATGGGCCTGTAGTAGAGAATAGAAGGTTGATAAATTTCCAACAAAATACACTTTTCAATCGTTACCTGGATATAAGCCTGCGCAAGGAAGAACTGGAAAATTTCTATCTTCCCGTAATCTTGTATAATCGTCAGGATATACTAGATAGCTTGGACACATCTCCAGATATTATAAGATTGATGTGTCCCTTGTGGGTTCAACAAAAAGTTTCGAGAAGAACAAACCAGAGTGTATTGACCTCTTTATTAACTACTGATCAGAAGGTAAGATTGACTCAGGTAACTACCTCCAAGGGGGGTATTTATTACGGGGGAAGCTCTCTGGTCTTGAACAAGGATTTCCAGTTTATTTTCACGTTTATGGGGAGAATTACCTTGGAAAGGGGAGTTTCAAGACGTGATCCTGACGTGAAACTAGTTCTTCATCCCCGGGTCTTTATAGAAAATACCGATCCTATTCACAAGATGATACTAAGCCATGTTGTCCCCCACGTTCTATCTACCCAGGAGATTAAGATAGAGGTAGAGGATCTGGATAGCTGGATCAAAACCCCTTCTGTTCCTGTAAAAGGTATTAACGATGATGAAATCAATAACTTTTTAATAACACATGCAGATGAAATATTAAATGTATCCTGATGGATATTTCTGATTATTTTGGTGATTGGAAAAAAGTAATCAGTTACAAGGAACTTAGAAAAATCATGGGTACACTCGAACATGAGTATGCTCATAAAGAAATCTCTCCCCCCAAATCTTTAGTATTCAAAGCTTTTCATATTTGTCCTTACTCGGAACTAAAAGTAGTTATGATAGGACTAGATCCTTATCCCCAAAAAGGGATAGCTACAGGTGTACTGTTTGGCAATTATGTAGAAGATGATGCTAAGATTAGCCCCTCTTTGAGGGTGATAAAGGAGAGTGCTGTTGATTTTTCCAAGCCTCATAACCAGATTACTTTTGACCATAGCCTGGAAACTTGGGCCAGACAGGGGTGTTTAATGATAAATTCAGCTCTTACTGTAGAGACTGGTTATACAGGTAGCCACACGATGTTGTGGAGATCTTTCATGACCAGTTTTTTACAAAGACTCTCGGAGATTAATACAGGTATCATCTATGTTCTGTTCGGGAGTATTGCTCACACCTTTATCCCTTACCTGGGAAAGCATAATTACATTTTAAAATACAAACACCCGGCCCATGCAGCAAGAACAGGACAGAACTACGAGTGTGATGCCTTCGTGAAAATTAATCAAATTCTTTTAAATAATCATAATACTACCATAAGCTGGTATTATGAAAACTAATTAAAAAATATAAGTATGACAAGAAAATTTAAATTAAACAAGACAGACATAATCTTTGAAGAGGGTGAAATTAATAGAATTTCTTTTATAGATCCTGATACTCAAAGACGTGTTTCTTACTCCCACCAAGGCTTGGAATATGATTTGGTAGAAATGGGTATACTATCTCATGTAAAAGATGACTCCCCTAAAAAAGATCTATTCCTAAATCCTGTAAAATCCATGGCTGTCAGGTTGGACTGGAGTGAGGAAAAAGTGATGAGATACCTGAAACAGTTATATAAAATATCCCCCTCGTCTGTGAAGCATCTTATATTAAAAGAGATGGCCATTAACCTGGATAAATTCTATGGTAATCACATCTCTAAAAGTCCTGCTATTTACGGCATATCCACTATAATGGATGATGTCATCGTACCTGTCCCAAAAGACAGAATTCAATCTTTCAAAAACTTTGCTGCATTTCGAGATTATGCTGATGCTATAACTGCTTTGGCCTATTATGAATCTATTATAGAGGAAGTTGATGGAAAAGATTGTCAACAAGAAAATTAAAGGAGCCGTTGCCACTGAATTTGATGGTATCAAGTTTAGAAGTCGCCTGGAATGTTCTTGTTACAAGAAATTGAAAGATTCTGGATTGAAGTTTTACCACGAGCCTGAAAGGATTGCTTTATGGAAAGGGATTAAGCTGGAAAACACCCAGGTGATGGCCCCTAAAAAAATCAAGGTAGGCAAATTTGAAAAAACATTAAGTCCGCAAGTAAGAGCACTTAGGGATATAACTTATACTCCTGACTTTCTGGTAGAAAAAGGAAATCATCGTATCTATTTTGATGCAAAAGGGAAAGAGAACGACACTTACCCCCTCAAGAAGAAGATGTTTTTAAAAATGCTGGAAAGCAGGGATGACGGGTTTATATATAGCTTCTATGAACCACATTCAGTGAAACAAATGGTAGAGTCTATTGAATTAATACAGAAGCTATGAAGAATCCAGTAAGAGTGATTGAAGGACTTCTTAAATGTTTGCCAGAGAGGGATCAAAGATTGGCTCATCTATTTATAGAGGAGAGGGATTTTGACTCCCTGCAGGAACTAGTCTATTCAGATTTAACAAAGGAACAGAAAAAAGTAAGAAAAAGATTCTGGGCAGATCAATTTGATTCAGCTGTTTTACCCCAGTTGGAGGTGTTACATTATCATGTATGTGCCTACGTGGATTTACTTTATAATGAAATCTCTATCAGTGAAGATGTTATAGAATCTGACGGGGTAGACATGGATACATTCGCGGATAGAACCGGAGAAGATGATCATTAACAAATTAAATATATGAAGAAGAGTTTATACGATTTAAGCTGGCAGGTAGATGAAAATACCTACAGGAGTAATCCCGCTATAAGCTATTCCGCGTTAAGTACTTTTGCCAGGGAGGGGCACACCAAGGTGCCCACTCTTTGGGAAAAGAAAGACTCGGAGGCTTTACGTTTTGGGGGGCTTGTAGACACCCTGTTGACTGAACCAGAAAAGGTAGAAGAAAAGTATTTTGTAGCAGATTTCCCATCTGTCTCTGATGCTGTTTTAACCATCGTGAGGGATAGTTTTGCCATGTATGGTCAGGAGCATAGGAGTTTGGATAAAATCCCTTCAGAAGGGCTCCTGGACATCATAAATACCAATAAATACGCATCGAACTGGTTACCTCAAACCAGGATAAATGACATCATTAAAAAGGGAAAAGAGTACTATGATCTACTTTTTCTCTCGGGGGATAAAATGATAGTATCTTCCCAGGATTACACCACTGCAACCAGTTGCGTGGATACATTAAAAACTCACCCCTACACTAAAAATTTTTTATCTGTCAATCCTTTCAATGAAGACATCGAGGGATTCTATCAGCTTAAATTTTTACTGGAGAAAGATGAGAACCTGGTAAGACCTGTCAGGTGCATGTTTGACAGGATTATAGTGGACCATAAGAGGAAGATTATCATTCCCTGTGATTTAAAAACCACTGGAAAACCTGAATACAAGTTTGATGAATCCTTCTTGCAATGGAGATATGACCTGCAGGCTACCCTGTACAGTTACATCCTTTTCAAAATTCTAGCCAGTGATGACTATTACAAGGATTTTAAAATCTACCCCTTCATGTTTATAGTGGTTAACAGGTATAACCTGACTCCTTTGGTGTGGAAATTCAAGGATAACCTGACTGTTTCAGACTGGGTAAGTGCCGATGGAGTTAAACACAAAGGATGGCGAACTCTTTTGCAGGAGTTGGATTGGTACCTTAAAAATGAGAAGTATGAATACCCCATCGAGGCTTATGCCAACCAGGGAGTGATGACTTTAAATAATTTAATACAAGTATGAAAGAACTACTGGAATATTTTAAAGGGGACGAGCTGGCTGCTACTACCTGGAAAAACAAGTATGCCTGGAAAGAAGCAGGAGAGAAAACCCCTGCAGACATGCACATGAGGATGGCCAGGGAATTTGCCCGTATAGAGGATAAATATGATATCAAGGACACACCGGAGATGTTCAGGCAAGACCTTTCAGAGTATGGCCAGAGCAGGAAAAAATTGACTGAGCAGGATATCTATCAACTGTTTGAAAACTTTAAATACATCATTCCCGGGGGATCTATCATGGCTTCTTTAGGAACTAATAGTATTACCAGTTTAAGCAATTGCTTCGTGATAGGCAGTCCTGAGGATAGTTATACATCTATAATGGAAGCACGGACACAACAAGCCCACCTGATGAAGAGAAGGGGAGGAGTCGGGTATGATTTGTCCAATTTAAGGCCCAAGGGATCTAAGGTAAACAATGCTGCAGGTACTGCCACAGGGCCAGCCTCTTTTATGGAGGTAAACTCGGCTATTACCAAAGAGGTAGCCCAGGATGGCAGGAGAGGAGCACTCATGCTTACCATGGATATAAGACATCCTGATTCACCTGATTTCATTAATATGAAGCAGGATTTAACCAAGGTAACAGGAGCTAATATCTCTCTTAAAGTCAGGGATGACTTCATGCAAGCTGTTGAGAAGGATGAAGATTACCTGCTCAGGTGGCCTGTAGATAAAGAGTTTACAACAGACTCTCCTGAAAGTTTTGAATATGATGTCTTGACTCCTGTACATCATGTTGATGGAACTACTTCCCAGGTCAAAAGGGTAAAAGCCAAAAAGTTGTGGGAACAGTTAATTCATGCTGCCTGGAACACGGCAGAACCAGGAATTCTTTTCATTGACAGAATACATGACTACTCTCCAGATGGTACTTACGAGGAAGCTAAAGCCATTTCAACTAATCCTTGTGGGGAGATTCCACTGGGGCCTTATGACTCTTGCAGGTTGATGCACTTGAACTTAACCTCTTTCATTCACAATCCTTATACAGAGGATGTTTACATGGATGCAGAAGAGTTGTACAGAGTAGCCTATGAAGCCATTGTCCTGGGGGATGATCTGGTAGATCTGGAGATAGAAGCTATTGACCGTATTTTAAATAAAGTTTCTAATGACAAAGACTTTGTGGAAGAAAAATTATGGGTGGATATAAGGGGAACTGCCTTTAGATACAGAAGGATAGGAGTAGGATTCACTGGTTTAGCAGATGCTAGAGCTATGCTTGGTTTAAAATATGGAAGTGGTGAAGATGTAGATGTTACAGAGATGATGATGTATATCATATTTAATGCCCAGTTAGATGCAACTACAGATTTAGCCGTAACAAGGGGAATGTTCCCGGGTAAAGAAGAGGAAGAGGACAATGCCTGGACAGATTTTGTCAAAGAGAGTTTTCCCGTTATCTATAAAAGAATGGCTGCATTTGGCAGGAGGAACCTCTCTTTCAGTACAGTGGCTCCTACAGGCACGGTTAGCATCATGTCCCAGACATCTTCAGGTATAGAGCCGGTGTTTATGCCTTATTATATGAGAAGGAGGAGGGTATCATCTCCAGATGACAGGGTGGATTTTACAGATCAGAATGGTGAGAAGTTTACGGAATTTGCAGTTTTACACCCCCAGTTTATACGATGGTGTCAAACAAAGAATTACAGTAATACCAAACAATTTCTGGAAACTTTAACCCCCAAGGAGTTGGGTGTTTTATTCCAGGCTTCTCCCTGGTACGGGTCTACTGCTCCTGAAATATCTTATACAGACAGGATTGAAACGCAAAGTATGGTGCAGAGGTTTATCACTCATGCCATCAGTTCCACTGTAAACCTACCTGAGAATACCACGGAAAGTACCGTGGCGGATCTGTACATGCAGGCATGGAAGAAGGGACTCAAGGGGATTACCATTTACAGGGATAACTGCCGGCAGGGCATCTTAAATGCCATTAAACAGGCAGAGGAGGTTCTTGAAGAGGGCAGGCAAGCTCACAAAAGACCTAAAGTACTTGAAGCTGATTATTACCAGGTTAAATCCAAAGGTAAGCAGTATATAGTGCTGGTAGGTCTATTGCATGGCAAACCTTACGAGATTTTCACGTTTGAACCTCTGAAACCTGTCAATATTGAGCAGCATAAAGGAGTGATCACTAAAGTTAAAAAAGGTCATTACAGTTTTGATTCCGAGCATATCAATGTCTCAGATTTACAACTGTCTACCTCTAATATAGAGGAAAAAGCCTGTACTTTATATACCTCCATGTTGTTAAGGCATAGTGCCGATATCAAGTTTATTATCAAGACTGCCAGGAAGATAAATGATAACATTACCTCTTTCTCTTCTGCCATGTGCAGGGTGTTATCTAAATATGTAGACAAGGAAATGGTTAATGGTGAAAGTTGTCCTGAATGTGGGGGTAGGCTCATCAGGGAAGCAAGTTGTGACAAGTGCCTGGATTGTGGATATTCAAAATGTTTATAATGAAGATAAAAGTCATAACCATCATAGTTTGCGTATTTATAATTCTCTCTTGTCAGATTTCTCGACAAGTACCTGTTGATCCCAAAGTGGACCTGTGTTTTCAACGCGTTGAACTGTACATGGACAGTATTCACTCTATACCTATTATAAGACATGATTCTATTTACAAACAAATCTTATTAAGAGAAAATGAAAATAAAAGTAAAATCCATAGATAGTCCTTTTGATCTTTGTCAACATGAAAAGGGGGAGTGGGTAGATTTAAAAACCAGGGATAACTTAAAATTGAAAGGGCCATCTTCTTTTCATCAAAAAGTTACTTCTTACCCGGAATTAATCCCGTTGGGTATAGCCATGCAGCTTCCTAAATATTTTGAAGCCAACATACTCCCGAGAAGTTCCACTTTTCCCAAGTATGGTATCATGATGGCTAACAGCATGGGAGTGATAGATCATACCTATCATGGGGATGAAGATGAGTGGTTATTTTCTGCCATACCCTTTAGAGATACTGTCATAGAGAAAGGAACCAGGATAGCCCAGTTTAGAATCAGGCCCAGCCAGTTTGCTCCCTGGTGGATAAAACTGAAATGGTTATTTACCTCGAAGATTAAATTCATTGAAGTAAGTAGCCTAGGTAATGAAAACAGGGGGGGTTTTGGTTCTACAGGTAAATAATAAACATTGAATAAACAGATATGACACTTGAACTTTTAATTATAGGGGCGGTATTACTGCCAATTTTGTCCTTTACATTTTATATAAATACAAAAAAGAAAAGCAAACAGATCTGCAATATATCTTTCAAAGAAGCGATGGATTTAACGGAGTTACCAGTTGTAACTTTTTACAATAAGGGTTATAAGCTTAATTTCTTGTTGGATACAGGAAGTAATGATTCTCACATTAATTCTTCTGTACTTTCTAATTTATCCTATAGAACATCTCCTGTAAAAAGGGAAACCACTGGAATGGAGGGTAACAGGATTCAAAATGATACCTGTAACATGACCATTTCCTACAAGGATAGAGATTTTAATACAGACTTTAATGTAAATGATTTGGATAATGCTTTCAGCGTGGTAAAGCAAGAATCTGGTGTGCAGATTCATGGGATACTGGGAAGCTTATTCTTTCAGAAATATAAATATGTATTGGATTTTGACACGTTGATAGCCTATTTAAAATAATGGAAAGCACCATTCATTTGAGATCAAGACGAGGTGAAAAAAACTACCTTAAAAAGATCCGTAAAGTTGATGGAGAAGAGAGCAAGACATTTCTTTTAAAAACCAGTACTCCCACCTTTGGAGCAGGATACACGGAGAATAAAAAAGTATACGTAAATCCTGCAGGAGGGCCCTTGATGGCTGAAGGGGAAATCCTAAAAGAAGCAGATGCAAAAATCAAATTCATTAATTTTATAGAAGGGCGTGGATGCTTCATAACCTTTGAATAATGAGATATTTAGTTACAAAACAAACACGCCTGTATGAGTCTGACACCTACAAAGTTATCTCCATTGAGAAATCACTGGAGATGCTTTGGGGGTTAGACATCATAGGGCTAGACACGGAAACTACTGGATTTGACGTTTATACCACTACCCTGGTGTCTGTTCAGATGGGAAATTATGACTTCCAGGTATTTATAGATACTACAACGGTAGATATACAGAAGTATAAAGCCTTGCTTGAATCAGATAAATTGTTCTTGTTACAGAATGCCAAGTTTGATTTAAAGTTCTTTTATCACTGTAGGATTGTTCTTAAAAGAGTATATGACACCTACCTGGCAGAGAAACTGCTCTGGTTGGGTTATCCCCCTGGATACAGGTCTATGGGGTTGGACAGTTTAACCATGGAGTACCTGGGAGTAGGGTTGGATAAATCTTTGAGGGGGAAGAGAGGCCTGTCTGAAGATGTGATCATGTATGGTTGCGAGGATGTTAAATACCTGGAAAAACTAATGGAAGCACAACATCCTGAACTAGTAAAGAAAGGGTTACTTACGGCTGTTTCCATTGAAAACGAGTTTGTAAAGGTACTGGCCTACATAGAGTATTCAGGTATTAAGCTAGATAGGAAGAAGTGGTCAGACAAGATGCAGAAGGATAAGGAAGACCTGGTTGAAGCAGAAAAGGTCTTGAATGAATGGATCATTAATAAAAGTAAAGAAGATCCCTCTTTCAAGGTTTATACTTACGTAGAAGCCCAGGGAAATCTCTTTACAGGGTTTAATACAGACCCTGTCTGCATACTAAACTGGAACAGTTCCAAACAGCTGATCCCTCTTTTTGAGCATATGGGCTTTGATCTGAGGGTGAAGGATAAAAGGACAGGGTTGTATAAAAAGTCTGTAGAAGCTAAAGTTATAGACAAACAGAAGGACTTGTCAGACATATCTCCCTTGTACCTGGCTTATACTAAAAAGTATAAGATCGTAACTACCTATGGGGAGAATGTTCTCAAACAGATCAATCCCATGACTGGAAGGATACATACCAACTTTAACCAGTTGATGGATACAGGCAGGTTAAGTTGCGGGGGTAAGAACAAAAACACCAAAGAGGAGTATATTAATATCCAGAATCTGCCCAGTGACCATGAAACCAGGAGCAGCTTTGTTGCAAAAAAAGGTCATGTACTTATTGATTGTGACTATACCGCCCAGGAAGACTACGTGTTTACCCAGTTATCCCGAGAACCCAAGCTGATTGAATTTTATAATGATACAGAGGAGGAAAGGGATGGGCATAGTTTTGTAGCTAAAATCTGTTTTCCTGAAGATCTAGATAGTATCCCAGAAGAAGAGGTTAAAAAGAAAAGGCCTGATCTCAGAGCCCTTGCTAAGAAGGCTAAATTTTCCATCCATTACGGCGGGAATGGCACTACCATAGCAAAGAACCTCGCGCTTCCTGTAGAACAAGGCTTATATATAGAGAAGTCTTACCTCAGTGGTTTTAGCAAGATCAATGAATACTTCAAGCAGTGCAAGAGAAATATGTGGAACAGGGGGTATATCCTTATATCTGATATTACGGGGCACAAGATGTTTATTCCCAACTGGGAAGAATTAAAAGACATAGAAGGTCAGTTTAATTCAGAATTTTGGGATAGGTACAGGTATGTTAAGAGCAAAGATCCGGATGATCCCATGGTTCAAACTGTACGAGAGTTTTTCAGGAAGAGAAGTGGGTATGAAAGGAACTCACTAAATGCCCCTGTTCAGGGCACATCAGCTATTATTACCAAGATAGCAGGTATCAAGTATTTCAATCATTTAATAGAAGCTAACCTGCTCTTTGCAGTGTGGATAGTTAATATTGTACATGATGAATATTTAGTAGAAGCCCCCGATGTCTTGGCACATGATGAAGCTGACTGGCTTCAAAAGTGCATGGAAGATGCAGGAGCTATCTTTTGTAAAGATGTGAGACTAAAGGCTGTCCCAGAGATAGCTGAGTATTGGGTTCATTAAAACACCAGGGGATATAATCTTCCCCTGGTTTATTTTTTATTTAAATCATAATTAAAATGTTAATAGGAATAAGCGGCAAGGCTCAAAGTGGGAAAGATACTGTAGCCAAGATAATCAGAAACTACTCTTCAAGAAACTGGGAGTTTAAAAAGTTTGCAGACCCTCTGAAGGATATGACTTGTTTATTAATAGGCTGTACCAGGGAGCAACTGGAAGATATAGACTTTAAGAACACCTCTTTAGGAATAGACTGGGTGAGATACAAAGAAGATTTTTTAGGCAAAGTATACAACACTGAAAAAGAAGCACAAGAAGCCATAAGTATGAATTATGCTATACAGGAATTAACTCCCAGACTGCTTATGCAACTGTTGGGAACAGAGTGTGGCAGGAATCTGATTCATCCCAATATCTGGGTTAATGCTGTTATAAGAAACTATCGATTCTCACCCTCTATAAACTGGATTATCACTGATGTCAGATTTCCCAATGAAGCAAAAGCTGTTATAGACAGGGGAGGTCTGCTGTTTAGAATAGAAAGACCGGGAATTCCCCTGTTAGATCATGCTTCTGAAACAGCCCTGGATCAGTATGACGACTGGAATGAAGTTATTTACAATGATTCATCCCTTATAGAATTAGAGGAAAAAATACAAAAATTAGTTAAAAAATATTCAATATGAAGGCTATGAAAATTTTAAAAAGCAACAGGATGTTTTATGTATGGACAGCTACTCAGTTTGGATTTACAGTAGCAATAGGTAAAAACTATGAAGGAAGGAGGTATCTCACCTTTGATATACCCCTTTTAACGTTTCAATTCTTTTTTGATAAACCCAGATTAATACGATAAAAATGATATTTAAGACTGATAATATAGATAATATATTTTTTACATCAGATACACACTTCCACCATGCTAATATCTTAGAATTTTGTTCCAGACCCTGGGGAGATATTAAGATACATGATGAAGCATTAATTCAAAACTGGAATGATGTAGTACCTGAAGATGGTATTGTATTTCATGGGGGAGATTTGATCTGGACAGGTAAAATTGATTGGATAAAACACGTAGTGGGTCGGTTAAATGGGAGGATATACCTGACCCTGGGAAACCATGACTATCAGAACAGGTTAGACAGGGAAGTATTTAAATCCATCTTTGCAGATGTGCAGGATATGTACTATATCTTACCTAAAGATGTCAAACCTGTCTTACTGTGTCATTACCCACTCATGTACTGGAGAAGTGGGTATATCCACCTGCATGGCCATGTACATTCAGGACCAAATAGCACCACTACAGATAAAGTACCCCCGCACCCTTACAGGTATGATATTGGGGTTGATGCTTGGGACTATAAACCTGTTAGTTACCACAAAATAAAAGAATTAATAAATGAAAAATCAATTTGTAACGTATGAAATAGCCTTAGCTCTAAAAGAGCTGGGGTTTGATGAAGAATGTTTTGGATATTGGTGTTATTATACAGAAAATATTGTAATTCCAGATCAAGTAGATGCAGGAAATAGAGCATTTGGTGCCCCACTCTGGCAACAGGCATGGTCATTTTTATTCAAAAAACTTAGCTTTTATTACCCAGCATTAGAGTTTCAAATATTTTCTGATTATTCTGGAATTTGGTTTCAATCTCAAGATAATTTTACAGGTAATGAAGGAATTGATATTGAATTTGACGGAATTGAAGAAGCAATTTTAAAAGCAACAGAGTTATGCAAGAACAAGAAATAATTGAAGGAAATAAGCTCATAGCAGAGTTTATGGGTGGTTTTCAAAAAGAAGATCAAATGTATATTCCTGACCATGAAGCAGAGTGCTATAAGGCAGACTGTCTTGCTTATGATTCTTCTTGGGATTGGTTAATGCCAGTTGTGGAGAAGATTGAGAATTTAAGTACTCCTCTAAAGACAGGAGATAATTTTTATTTTAGAATGATTATTATAAAAGACACTGTTTATATAGAACAAAGAAATAGCAGATTGTCAAAATGGGAACCTATGATTTATTTAACAGATACAAAAAGGACTAAAATAAAAGCAGTATGGCTTGCACTAGTGGAATTTATTAAATGGTACAATGAGAACAATTCAAAATAGATTATTAGCACTTAGGTATAATCACTTCCAGAAGTGCATTAAACCTATTCAGTTTCCTCCAGTCCCCGACTGGAAAGAGAACTTTGACAATCCTCAATTCTCAATCGTAGAAAATAATTTCTATGCTGGACACAGTTACTGTTCAAAAGACTGTGTTGAGATAAAAGAAGATGGTCTACATCTGAAAGTGCAAGCCACTGATGAGAACAGGTTTCATTGGGACAGATGGCAACAATGCAGCTGGAAGATAGGGTGGGTAGAATATCACGATATGTTCCCTGCTTATGGCACATGGGTATGGAAAGCTATTGTACCTGAAAACTCTTTTTCTGCACTTTGGATGCTCAGAAAAAGATACTGCCCTAGTGAAACAAGATTCAAGTGTCGAGTATATGGTGTTAATCCTGATGAGTTATATCTAATGGAAGTACCCATGTATAACCTCACGCCTAACATGTGGGTGTATGATCAATATAATCAATATTTGGGAAGAGTGCATAGTTATGATTCTATTAGTAGAGTATTAATAATAAAAGACCATGATCACGCAAGATATTCAGAAGACTATGTTTTTATCGGCCAAGATGCTATCACGCCTGAAGTGGATATAATGGAACTTTTAAACAATGGAAAGTTTGGGCATACTCTGCACTATGGATTTGAATACGGGAAGTATGCGACTGATGGCTCTGGGACACAATTGAAAGCAAAGAACCTTCAATCTGAACATGAATTTGCTGTTGTAATATCCCCAGATAAGTACAAGTTCTATATTGACGGTTATTTTACCGGGATCATGAAAACGGGGTTATCCCCTGAACCTATAAATGTTATAATGAACAATGCCGTTCACTCGGCTAATTTCACAACAAAACCAGAAGATTTTATTATAAAAGAATTTAAATATTATGAAAGATATGAGTGATAATAAAAGTTATAAATTAATACAATGGTACCCCGGACTGCCGAAGGATTGAATAGCCAGGGAGATAGTTCTTGAGTATGACAAGAAAATAAGAAATTATGTGTTTTATGGGGATAATATACATATAATACCAGCTTGGGAAGTTGAGAACAACCCTGACTTTTGGGAGGAGGAGATCGTGGATAAAAAGCCGCTATTTACCACCGAGGATGGTGTGGAAGTATTTTATGACTGGGCATATGTATACGTTGTACATCCCAAGACATATAAATTACGTAAAATATCTTGGGGTTCCTTTAATAACGATCTTGGCGAGATTCTAAAAGTATTCTCCACCGTAGAGGCCGCTGAATCATGGATCAGTGAAAACAAACCGGTCTACAGCCGGAAGCAGATATTGGAGGCGATTGAGTCATCCCGCTCTGAATATTGGGCGAAATCCAATGTGGAGCGACAGATAAAGGAAAAACTAAACCTATGACCCCAACCGAAGCACTAACGATTCGCCGCACCTACAACTATTGGAGGCGTGGATTTGCTAACGATTTAACCTGTACACCTAGGGAGATCGGGAAGGCTATTAAGGTGGCTATACAGGTGCTACTTGAGAAGAAGATGGATGAAGATACCGGGGATGCTGCTGGACGATGAGAAGTATTGTGAATAAAACAACATATAATTATGGCAGAGATTGATAAAACCTATACAGATTCTTATAAAGATTACAAAGAATTTAAAGATTGGGCTGATACTCAGAAATTAACTTTTTTTGATGGATTTACTGTATGTATCGGTGATAGGGTATGGAATTGTGAAGAAAAAGACTTTAAAAATGGTGAAATTCCAATTATGAATACTCCAACTTGGCTTGATATTTATTTAATTCAAAACTGCAAAGTTGAATTTGTTTTAGATAGATTAAAGTCTGTTTATAATAAAGAATCATATAATTATTTTCAAGGTATTGATTTAACCGCAAAACCACCAGCTAATTTTAAACAAAATAGAAAAATCACAATAAAACGTGGTAAAAAAACTAAATTCCCTATACATTCAAAACCTTACGGGGGTAAAATAAAATGGTGGTTACAGAGTAATGGCAATTTTGTGTATAATGAGGAAACCAAAACATGGTCAAGTACTAATACTTATTATCCACATAGCACAAATACTGCTCATATCAGGAGTATTAAAGGTGTCGTAAGGCATTTAAGAAAGCAATATTTACCTAAAGGCATATCATTTGACCTTATAGGTAGATATGTTGGGGAGGATTATATTGTATTGATTAAATAATGAGAAGTATTGTGGATGATAAACAAGTGTAAACGCAATTATAAGAAGAAATCAAGGCGCATGAGGAAAAAATAGAGTGCTCTTGGTTACATTTTATCAAATATAAGCGGTAATAATATTGAAATAAAAATAAAAATAATATGAAAAAAATTAAAGCAAAAATAGTAGCAGATAGTATTTCACCACAGGGGCATAGAATTACAACTATGCTCCTGACCTTTCCAAGATTTATTCTGGCTGAGTTAAATACACATAGAGTATTTTCCAGAAACTCTGCATCTAGTAGGGCTATTCCTTTTGAAAAGATGGTAAAAATGGTAGAGGAAGATCCTTTTATTCCCATTGCCTGGCAGAAGGACCATAGAAGAATGCAGGGTACTGAGTACTTGGATCCCAACAAAAAATATGTTTGGGAAGAGATTCATTCAGCTATTAAAGCCCAGTTCTTGGAAGGATTTGAGAATGAAGATAGAAGTCAGATGCTTGAATTATTTGACAGGTACGTGTCAGACTTGTTTAATTCTAATTCTCCTCTGACCGTTGTTGGCTGGTGGCTTAAGATCAAGGACATGGTAGTAGCAAGTGCTATTATTCTGTATGGATTTGGTGTTACCAAACAACTTTGTAACCGTCTTTTGGAACCTTTTATGTGGCATACAGCTTTGGTAACTGCAACAGAATTTGATAACTTTTTTAAACTTCGATGTCCTCAATGTACATACAAAGGTGAAATTTTTAAATCATGGAAAGATTTATTAAATGCTAATCTTGGTACTTTTCCTAAAACTTTAAATACCATAGAGGAAAGGATGTCTATTAATAAATCTCAGGCAGAAATTCATATTCAAGCTCTTGCTGAAAGCATGTGGGATACAATGAATGAGAGTAAACCTAAAGAGTTAGAAGCTGGGGAATGGCATATACCTTTTGGAGATCAATTTGATACAAAGTTACTTACAAAAACTTGTAGTAAATTAAAAATTCCTGTACTGTCTTGGCAAGACGGTGAACGAGTAAAAGTATGGATAGCAACAGCTAGGTGTGCCAGACTTTCTTATCTAACTTTTGATAGTGCAATTGATTATGCAAAAGATATTCAGTTACATGATCAACTTTTAGTTAATGGTCATATGAGTCCCTTCGAGCATTGTGCCAGAGCCATGTCTGAAAATGAATATACTGTTAGTATATCTAACGGGTTTTCAAGACGAGATTATTCTCAATATGGTTGGTGTAATAATTTCCGCGGCTGGATACAATACAGATATTTAATTGAAAATGTATAATTTATGGATAACTATTTAGATTACAAGGCTACTATATGGTTTAGAATACCTATATGGTCAGAAGAAGCTTTATTTAAGATAAGGCGAAAATTAAAAGAAGGTTTAACACCTGCTGATTTATATGATCTATTAGATTCAGATATTGAAATAGGACAATGCGAACCTTTATATGATACTGAAAAATTTCTGAAACCCATTGAAAATGGAAATCAACCTACCATCGAGATATATAAAGGCGATGGTAGTGATGTAGAAATGATTTGGGATAATACAGTTCAATCGGAATAAAGGGCTAACAAAAGATTATTCATGAATGATATACAAAAATTAGAAGCTCAACTGGAAAAGTTGAAAAAAGAAAAAGAAGATAATACCTGGAAAGAGCTTAGTGATAACTACGATAGAATAGGTAAATGGGCTATTGGTAAAGAATTTATTCAATTCTATACAAGCCATTCTTGGTCCGTGTTTAAAGTTACAGGATATGAACATAGCTGGTATGTTGATTCTTCCGGAGCTTATGGTCAATGGGATAAAAGAAGGTTTTTTGTATTTAAAGGAGAGATGTTTGGAATGTCTACATTTGATAGAAGTACCAGTTGGAGTATCTCAGGAAGTGTAGATTTTAAAGACATCGAAGGGACTGCTGAAGTACGTGTAAATGGTATTACTTTGGGTATTCCTTTAAAACCAAAAGAACAATGGGCAAGTGCTTGGAAAAGGTTCATTGAACTTGGTGAAGTAAGTTTCGAGCAGATACTTTTAAGTATTGGAGAGGATGCTTATAAGGAAAGGAATATTGAAGAGGCCAGCAAAGCTCTATTGAACTTTCAAAGCTTTTTAAATCTTGCTCCTGAAGGAATGTTTGATGAACTAAGAGATAACTATATTAAAAGGGTTATGCTTGGTTATGAATTATATAAGAAATATTCTGCAGATAGAGTAGTACAATGCAAAAGAATTAACTGGAATTTAATATGACAGAAAAACATTTTCCCAATGGTTTCCCCTGTTGGCAGGAAACTCACTTCGAAGTGGTTAGTTATATGACTGGGGATATCAACAATAATCCAGGTGGAGTGGTTGAAACGCTACGAAGTAGTGATGGGACGGGTGCCCTGTGGCAATTGGCAGAAGATCTCACGGATGAATTTGAAAAACTCAACAAGAACAGAGAGTGGGATGGGGAGTTTTTTGATGAGATTGAGAAATTTATGGAAGAAAAGTTAAAAGAACTTGTAGATTAAAAGTTATGACATTAAAATCTTATTTAGATGCTTTAAATAACATGGTTAAGGAAAATCCCGCTATTTTAGACTTTCCGGTTATATACGCAAGTAATGATGGAGCTAACGAGTATAATAAAGTATTTTTCTACCCCCAAATAGCCCAAGTTGAAGACCTTTCTATTGATAGTTTTTTTGAAATTGTAGGGTACATGGGTGAAAAAAATATAAATAAAGTGGATTGTAATGCTGTAGTAATTAATTAAATCCCTCTTACCTGACTCCTATTGACAGGGTAAAGAGATAATCTATAATTATCTGCTATTACAGGAAACACGATACAGGTTAATACAGTAATACCTTTGGGGCAGGGAGAAGAGTTACATCTTCCCTTGCCCCTTTTTTTATTCCGTGAGTAATAAGGTTGTTACATCATCCTAACGATTCTACTTATTATATTGCCCATTAAAAGATAAATACTTACTTTAGCGTATTAATTGTATAATCAAGAAAAAATAAAATACTATGGTTTGTGTTGTAACTAGTAGTGAAGACTTTAAGAATTTACAGGATAAATACAAGGCTTCTTCAGGGATAATGGAGAATGCCATTAAAGTGTGGTATGATACCAAGGGGGTGGAGGATTATGACCCTAAGGATTAGAATTTTATAGCCCATTTAAATAACTATTTTAAGATAAGTAGCCCTACTGCTAATCTTTTTTCTTCTCAAAAGACTTTAAAAGATGCCCAAACAGTCTGGGAAAGAGATTATAAAAACCTGGCTGAAACTTCCTTGAGTGAAAATGTAGCTACCGCTGTAAAGAATGAAGCCATCAAGGACTTTGGTAAGGACGCTGTTATCATGTATGAGTCAAATACATCTGGGCAATATCTGGTAAGAGTGGCTGAACCTAAATTAGGAACAAACTCTGTTGGCCCGTTACAATCCCAAAGCACAGGTCAAGACAACTCCGTAAAAGATTATACAAATCATTCTGGAGGAGCTATAGGGGCAGACACCGTGTGGGATAAAATAGGTAAAGAATTTGGAATGGTAAATAATAAGCATTACTATTTTGAAGGATTTAAAACTCCAAGTGGTAATACTGCTATTCCTGTTAGTCTTAAAAATGAGGCCGATGAAAAACTAAATGCTGCTAATAAAACTTTAGGCAGAAAATTTCCTACATCTAAAGAATATGTAGATAATTTACTTAGAAGAAACTGGTGGCAGGTTAAAAACTCTGACGCAGTTTTTGCTATAAGTTCTATCACGGATAACAAAGTGAATGGAGGTACTGGATGGGCAGTACACATGGCTATTGCAGAAAATAAGCCTGTATATGTATTTGATCAAATTCAAGGTAAGTGGTTCACCTGGCAAAACAACGCCTTTATTGAAACTAGTACTCCTACATTAACTAAAAATTTTGCTGGTATTGGTACCAGAGGGATAAATGAACAAGGGAAACAAGCCATTAGAGATGTTTATACAAAAACTACCTCTGCTTCTTCTCCTAAAACGGAAGAGTCGGTAGAAAATACAGATAAAAATATTGAAGCTCAAGGAAACTCCTTATATGGAGCCAACAAAGCCTTGACTGCAGAAGAGAGGTCCTTCCTGGGTAACTACATGATGAAACAGATCTCTCACATGCTTAATGAATTGCAAAGAGATCCCGCGAAGAGTCAATATTACTTTGGGGATAAGTATCCTGAAAACTTTACTACCAAGAGCAGGACAGAGATTATAGAGACTATAGGGATACAGGATTTCTTTAACTATATAAAGGAAACATTTTACAGTCCTGAAAACAGAACTGATATCGAGGATTTTGAAGCTTTGCAAAAACTCAGTGTAGCTGCTGAAAATTGGCAAGCTTTACAAGAGGTGGGTTACTCCATGTTGATCTCTTTGGAAGGACTGGGTTTAGATTATGTTACTGCCAAGGATTTAGAAGATATCAAGACCTTGGAATTTGAAGATCTGCATCAACAGAATGAAACTGATGAGAATGAAAATAAAGACAGGGGCCCTGTTAAAGTAGAGGCCAGGCATGTCTCTGTAAAAAACAGTCTAAGCCGTGAGATACGAAGAGTATTTGAAACTCTGGCAGTTATAGATCAGGATGGAAATCCTGTATTGGATAAATATGGATTTGGCTTTAAAACCTTTGTAGATGCAGGAATAGCTGTAAACAGTATCCTGGAGTGGGTTAAAGATGCAGAATCTATTGAAGAGATGGAGAGTATACTGGAAGAAAGAAAAGGCTCTAATCCGTGGCTTAACACTATACTGGATACCATTAAAAAGGAGCCCCTGAGAAGTCAGTTTTATCAGAACTTCAGGAAAGATTTTACCATGTATGCCACCGTGGTTAAAAGAGTGAATCAGGATGGCAGCATCTCTTTTGATACATAGATTATAAATACCAAAGAGGCCTCTAAACAGATGCTGGATGATATTGTTTCTGATTTCAAGATAGGGGCTGTTAAAACTCTTATCCAGACCTTAGATATTGTACAAGGTAAGGGGCAGGTAAACAGGGTTAAAGTACAGACCCTAAAGGGAGAGATTTTGGGGATAAATAAAGATTTGCTGGATAATTTCAGAACTACCGAGTCTTTTAAGAAAGCCATTGATAAGAATATTCCCAAGATAGTATCTCTTTTAAATGATTTGGGAGTTCGTGTAGATCAGAAAATCTTAAAGGATGCCCTGCAGGGAGATCATAAGAAAAGAAATATCAGTACAACCAATGTACAGGCTTTATTAAATCAAGCCACTCATATAGCAGATACCCTGTTAAACAATGTTAACAGGAAGGATTATAATCCTATGGATAAGGAAGAAACCGCTGGTAATGTCTATCAAAACTATCGTAGGATTGTAGACATACTGTCTCCTTTTGTAACGAGTTTTATAGAGTCCTCCACGTATGAGGGGGGCAAGATGTACTACTCTTTTGTAACTCCCTCTTACATGGGGGGCCTGCTGAGAAACCTGAGTGATTCCCTGAAAAATGAGAATAAATTCAAGGATTATCTCCAGAAAGAATTCAGACAATACAGATTTTTCAAAGACGGAAATGTCTGGAAAAATGAATGGTTACAACTTTTAGACAGTACCCCTAATTTAAGAAGGGAACTATAGCATAAGGTACAACTCTCTTTTAACAAGACTGTTTATAAGGAGTTAAGCCCTGCTTTTTACGCCCTGTCCATGCTTAGAGAGTACTTTTATGACCAGAAGAATAAAAAATATGCCTGGTACAGGGTTCCTATATTGTCAGATAAGCCCTCCTCTGAATTCATCAAGTTTAAAAGATACGCTTCTACCAAGTACAAAGAGGATATAATACACGGTCTTAAAAATGTATTTGATCAGGAGATCATGCGTATCAAAACTGTATTGGAGATGGCAGCCAAAGGGGACTTTAAAGCCATTAAGAACTACAATATCAGCGAGGAAGACATTGCCCTTAATCAAGATGTTATAGATAAACTCAAAGAGGGAAAACCCCCGAACCTTTCTGATCTGGTTCAAAATGGACAGTTCAGGTTTAAATCCAGGGGAATGTAGTTTAATTTCTTACCGGGGTTAAACCAGGAACTTTTAACAGGGACTCCTTTAGGTTAGATGATTATCTCTAAAATTAACGGGGATAACAGGGTTTTATCTCAAGAAGAGCAAGCTTTAAAAGAACAAGGGTTAAAAACAGAACCTATCTTTGAAAGTACTTTAAACCAGGCCCTGGAGCAGTCTCTTTATACCTATATGGATGCTCAAGTTGCCAAGGAGATAGCAGCTTTGGAAGGGTTGGGACTTTATGAAACAGAAACTTATCATGTCCTGTCTGTAGATCCTGAAACAAAGAAAAAAGAGAATGTAGAAAAGACACGATTTAAATACCTGAATCAGGTAGGAAATACCAAAGAGGAGATAGACAAAGCCATGGAGGAGTATGTATGGAACGATATGTTCGCCTCTATCAATATAATTTAGCTGTCTGTAACAGATCTGGCTTACTATGATGGTATTACAGATTTTCAAAAGAGGTTTGCACAGGTACACTCCCCTGGTTTAAGATCAAATACATCTGTCGTGGATAACAAGGGAAATAAGTATTCTGCAGATGGCATAGAAAGAACCATTTATCTCAAGGATGAACTGATTAAATCAGATATTATCGAGAACATACGACAGGTCTTTCAAGAGAGAATGAGTCAAATTCCAGCAGGTCAAAAGGATGAATTCAAGAAGATGATGGATTTGATCTTGATCTCTTTTGAAAAGGTCAATGTGACAGATGCCCAGGGATATTCTTCTCCCACTTCTTACAGGAAAAAGGCAGGTATGGCAGGCAGATGGGACAGTACCATGGAAGAGGCTTATGACAGAATCACCCAGGGAAACTTTGATCTGGATGATCTGGGAGTACTATGGCAACCTTTGAAACCTTTTGTATATTCCCAGATAGGTAAAAGTACAGGGGCTTCTGCTATGAGCAGGATCAAGGTTCCTGTGCAAAATAAGAATAGTGAACATTTGCTTATTTTAGCAGATGCCCTTATGAGAGGGGGGAACAAACCCAACAAGCTGACTGCTATATTTGAATTCATGGAAAGCTCTGCTTATAATGGAAGGGAAGTAGTCAGGGATGGCAAGGTTTACAGGGATAACAAGTTTTTAAGAAAAGCTGTAGAGGGTGAAAAAGAAGGAACCATCCTGAATAAAGGAATCTATAATGGCAAAGGGATAGATACTGTCCAGTTTGAATCTGCTGTTAAATCCGGGTTGCAAGGCAGTATTGATGTTAATGATTTAAACAGCGTGGGTGAGATTATAGAGAGGTTGGAAAGAAATACCTACTACAATGAAAACCATTCTGAAGATACTGCCAATGCAAGTGATATCTACAATAATAATTTTGTACATAACATTCCCTTTAAAGACTATGCTATACAGCAGGAAGTTCCTGACCACTTCAGGGATGAGATGTCTTTGATGGGTACGCAGAACAGGATCTTATCTATCAGTGATGTACAGGATGAAACATTGAGACCTTTAATCAAGGAGTACCAAAATCTTATAGCAGATAATATTCAGGAAAGTTTTGATACTTTAGTAGAGGATCTTAAACTGGAAGATTCTGATCCTGTAAAACAGAGGGAAGCCATATCCAAACTACTGATTGATGCCATGAGAAAGGATCAGAGGTATGGAGCAGACCTGATCAGGGCTGTATCTATAGAGAATGGAGATTTTGTTATCCCTCTTAGTGATCCTATCCACTCTGTTAGGATTCAGCAACTAATAAATTCCATCATTAAAAGCAGGATTAACAAGCAGAAAATAGCTGGGGGACCCCTGGTACAGTTATCCAGCTTTGGGTTAAGTGAAGATTTACAGATCAGATGGAGAGATTCTAAAGGAAAACTGCTTAAAACCAAAGTAGAATTTGCTAAAAAAGTTCCTGAAGGAACCAATGTAGATGCGGCTTATGCTGACTATATAAAAAATAATCAGCACTCTGTAGCCTATTTTGAAGTATACATGCCCATGCCTTCTGAAGCCATGCAACAGGCTTTAACAAAGCCGGATGGTACTTTAATGACCGTGGAAGAGGCTGTAAAAGCAGGTATTCTTAATGAAGAATAGCTTAAATCTATTGGATACAGGATTCCCACGGAAGATAAGTACTCCATGTTTCCCATGAAAATTAAAGGATTCATGCCCAGGGCCAGTGGAGAATCTATCATGTTGCCCAGGGAAATCACTCTTTTGTCTGGTTCTGACTTTGACATAGATAAAGTATATGCTATAGTTAAGGAGTTTTATAAAGAAGAAAAAATCAACGCAACTATTCTTGTAGCAGATATTTTAAAGAATAAACCAGAATAGGTTAACAGGGATACTTTCAAAACACAGGCTTATGAAGTTATAGCAGAGATGCAACAGGGTAAAACAGATTTTGAAAAAGGTACCCTGGGAGATGCTATCTATAATTTTTATAATAATAACAAGACTAAGTACACCTCGGTCAGGTTCTCTGAAAAGAAGATCAAAAAAGATGATCAGGGGAATCCCCTGGTAATGAACAAAGCCGGCAGGAACAACAGGATTTTTGACATACAATGGGAAGTGCTGACCCGTCCTGATACCATGAGTAAGATGTTTAACCCGGGATCTTTTGATACTTTAAAAAAGAGTGCCAGGATTATCAACATTGTAAAATCCAACCCGTCTTACTTTTATGAACAGCTCTCCCAGATGTCTTTAGATGAATTAAAGAAGGTAGAAGGCAAGGGAACAGAAATGAGTATTTTACATCCCAGTTCACAGACCTATCTTTTCCGACAGAACATGACTGCTGCCAAGTTGATTGGTATCTTTGCCAATAACAACGTGAGCCATGGTTTTATATCCATGCAGGAGATGTACCTCTACCCTGGGGATAACGAGTTTACCTTTGACGGAAGAGAGATTAACAGTGCGAAAAGAGCAAAGATAGACCCTATTGCAGATAAGAATGGTAATTTTCTCAGTAAAAGAATAGCCAGCTTCCTGGCAGCTTCTGTAGATGCTGTTAAAGATCCCGTGTTAAACTATCTGAATTTAAATATCCTTACTGCAGGCCCATCTATGGTGTTAGCCAGATTGGGATTTGATGAAGATAGTATAGCTTTGCTTATGACTCAACCTATTATTGAAAAAATTACAGATGAATATTTCAGGAGAAATAACGAAGGTTACACTTCTGCTGAAGATATCATTGACACTGTTTTAGAGGGGTTGAGTGTAAATGCAGATGATCTGGAACAGGGATTGACTCAACAACCTTTTACCAAAAAGGCTCTGGCAGAAGAGTTATCCAAAGGATTGCTGGATACTACCTTTCAGGCCCAGACAGCCCTGTTGCTTAAAAGGCTTTTGAACCTGAGCAGGGACTTGAATAATCTCACCTTTGTGACCAAGTTCAACTCTTCCAGTAATAGCCCTGGTCCATTAGTTGCAGATACACTGGTACTGGAACACAGGTTCGAGAAGTTTATCAAAGATATGGCAGAGGGAGGCTCTTTTGATGCAGGAGAAGTCTTAACCATGTTGGAAAATTCTCCCATTCTAAAGGCTTTTTACTCTACTACCATAGGAGAACAGGGAGCTTCAAGGCTGTTTTTTAAGCAGTATTTTCCTCATTACAACACGGCTTTTACCATGGTGTTGCAAACACTTAGGGATACCGTTAAAGCTCCCTTAGATAGTAAAATCATCAACAAGCTTGTAAACGACTTTGTTTTATACAAGTTAACTACTGCTTCGGAAGAGCTTGTAAATGGTTAGGTAATTACCAAAGCCCCTGTATTTAACACGAGTAAAGAGGAGAGAGACCGGTTGATTAAGAAATTCCCCCTGAAGTTTAAAGAGAAAGCACAGGGAGTTATAGACAATGACCTGATCAATATTATTGTTACAGTGCCCAGCAACAACAGGGTGCCTGTGCCTACCCTGGAAGCTAAGACAGGTGGGTTTACTGCAGATATGCAGGGGAGAATTAAAGATGCCTGGACTACCCTGATAGAAAATCCAGAAACCAGGCAGGTAGGTATAGATCTTTTCTTCTATAACGTGTTAAGAAGTGGTTTTGGTTTTAGCCCTAAATCCTTTACTCACCTGGCTTCCTCTGAAGTTAAAGCTGCTGTACAGGGATACATTGATGCTATCAGGGATACTGATTACAGGGATCTGGAATTTAACTTTACCAACTTCTTACACATGTTCAGAAGAAATCATGCAAAAGATCCCAGGTTAGTTCCTGTATTGCCCGAGACTAATAAAATCAGCATAAACCACAGGCATGCAAATGACACTAATTACATTCATATTCCTGTGACTAAAACCCGGGCAGGCATTAGAAACATTATTATCAAGGAAGATATGGAAGGTATTCAATACACTCCCATGATCTGGTACAGGGATAATTTATATGAAGTCTATAGCAACAACAGGGATGAAGTAGTCTATAAAATGGTTAAGGGCGGTGTATTGGGAAATCCAAACAACTTCCTGGAGTATGATGGTAATGTCAATAGTGAGGATATGGTTACCTCTGTAGATAGCTACATCTTCGAGACAGAAGAGGCAGAGGCTATACCTGCTAAAAGTCAGGAAGGGGATGGATACTCCAATCAGGAGAAAATTGCTGATTTTAACTGGGTGGTAAATGATATACTCAGTCCTACCGATGCTGTTGAGTTAAAGCAAATACAACAGGAAGGAAACAAAGAGATGGTCAAGCAAAAGTATGCAGAGCTGGTACAACAGGAGTTAAGTCATCAGACAGATAAAGAAGTTAGAAACAGGTTGGAAAAAATATTAGAAAAGATATGTTGATATGGGAAATAGTTGCATTTATATACCTACCGTGAAGGTAGGTGGAAAAGAAGTAGAGAGTAAGTTATTTCGGGACTTACTCTCTTTTACAGGAAGCAGAGAAGAGTCTAAATACCTTTGGGCTATAACTCAAATACCCGAGTATGTGGAGACTTTACAAGGCATTCAAAGAGATGAAAATGGCGAACCTACCCTGGAGTCACTTAATAAAGCTTTGAATATTGAAAATATTGTTCAGGGTAAAACGTCTCTTTTAGCATAGAAAAGAGATATAGGGGCTGTTAACAGTAACAATAACCCCGTGGAGTACAACTCTTTTGATGAAATCATTGGGAGGGTAAATGACTTTAATCAGAACAACCCGACACTGGTAGCTTCTATTCATAAGAACATAGGAAAGTATGGTATCCAGGTGGATTACAAAACTCCCGTTAACTCAGAAGTTCCTAATGAATTAATGTTCAAAAATAACCTGAATAACAGGCTGAGAAACATTATGAAAAGGTTGGGGTTTGACGCGGAAGTTATTAATAACCCCACCCATGATGGCGTGTTTGATCCTTTAAATGCAGAAACTACAGCAGAGGGATTGAGAAAGATCATACAGATTGCTAAAGGGCAAAGGGGAGAAGAGGCTTTTCCTGAAGAGTTCAGTCATTTAATCATAGAAGGTCTTATGAGAGAACCCCTGGTTAAAAGGTTGGTAGATTCTTTACAGGGAGAGGAAATACAGAGAGAAGTACTGGGAGAACAGTATGATTCTTATTTTAAGCTATATAATGGAAACACTTTACTCATGCAAAAAGAGGCTGCAGGTAAAATGTTGGCCAGGCAGATAATCAACCAGGGTGTTAATAAAGAGAGAAAGAATCTTATAGGCAGGTTATGGGACAGGGTTAAAAGAATTTTTGGGTAGTTACAGGTTACTGATATAGACGAAGCTATCAATGAAGCCAACTAGGGATTTGCCAGGTTAGCAAGTGCTGTTATGGATGAATCTATCTTGCCCCTGTTTGATGGAAATTAGCTCACTAAGGCCTCTAAGTTATACAAGGTGGGGCAAGACATCACCAACCTGGAGAAACTCTCTAGAGATGCCTTAGAATTGGTTAGCAGGAGACTTAAAATAGCATAGCTGAGAAGTAAGAACAAGCAGTTTACTGCCAAAGAGGTAGCCCTTGTTAAAAACTTGCAAAACACTGCAGATAAGAAGCAGTATAACCTGAGCTTGTTATCTTTTCTTAAAGATGCTACAGAAGTTATAGACAGCCTGAATCAACAGTTTAAAACTCTGACAGATCCCTCACAGGATGGAAGGTCCAACTCAGACCTCTCTAAAATATCCCGCATGAGTCAGATTCTAAGGGGTATCAAGGAGTTTACAGATGGGTATGCCCCTATCATTAAAAATCTATCCATCATAGATAAGATGCAACAAAGGGGAGAGATAGATTTAACCACGGAAGATGCCGCTAAAATAAGTGCACTGGCTGCGGATTTGGACAGGACTATCTCTGATGTATAGAACCAGTATAGAAGTAACAGGTTTAACACGGTTTTTAACTTTTTGAAACTGTACTGGGGAGAGGATAAGATCATACAGGTAGGAAAGGATAAAGGTCAAAAAGTTACCCTGGAACTGATCATGGATATGGCCATGAAAGATATAGGTATTGCAGACAGGTGGTTAAGTTCTTTGGGAGATGCTTCTGACCCCATGTTATCTCTGGTAGATAAGGTGGTAAAGACAGCCAATGCAAACAGGGGTGCTGTCCTGGAAGATCTCTTGTATGAAATTAGGGGCCACCACAACAAGTTAAGCAGAAGTGGTGAAGATACCAACTTCATGTATGAAAGAGATGAGAATGGGAACCTTACCGGCAGGATCATCAGTGATATAGATTTTATTCGCTTCGAGAAAGAGAAGGCAGAGTTTAAAAAACAGATCAAAAAGAATACCACAGATGGGTATACCATCATGGTTAGGATGCAGGGTTGGGAAGCTTCCAGAACCAAAGCTGTAGTTGTGGATAAGAAGGAAGGAAGAGTAGAGATACTTCCAGATCCAGTTCTATACAAAAAAGAGGTTATTGGTAAACTCAACCCCGTATAGAGAGAGTATTATGACAATATGATCCGGATTAAAGCTGCTATGGACTCTTTCTTGCCTCAAAGATATGTAGGGTTATATAATGCTGTCCAGATTAGAAAGGACATGATGGAAGCAGTTACGGGTAACCTGAATGATCCTAAAAAAGCTGCCAAGATCGTGGTGGAAAATATAAAGGAAAAGTTCATGCGCAGGGAGGATGATGTAGACTTTGGAGCCATGCTTACTGAAGAAGATGGCTTTAACCTGACGGATGAATACAAGACTGTTATGAGAGATTTTGCAGGAAAAGATGTATAGAAATTACCGGTGTATTACACCTCTCCTTTAAAGGATATGGATATGCTCAGTACAGACTTTACCTCTTCCCTGGTTGCCTATTCAGGTATGGCTACGAACTATTTTTAGCTAAACAAGATTATAGATGCCCTTGAATTAACCAGGGATCTGGTGCAAGAGAGAAAGGTTCAGCAAATGTCTGGAGATCATAAAGTGGTAGAGTTTTTCAAAATTATGAATAAAACCTTCAGTAAGAAGTATACAGAAGAAGGTGCAAAAACTGCTATAGGAGCCAGGCTAAATGACTATTACACCCAGGTCATCTATGGCAAGTATAAAAATGAGGGAACAAATATTAAAGGAACCAGTGTTAATACTGCCAAAACAGGGGATACTTTGAAACACATGTCCAGCGTGATCAACCTTGGGGTGAACCTTTTCTCTGGTATAGGCAACGTCATAGTGGGAGATGTACAGGCCTTGATAGAAGCTGCTGGTGGGGAATATTACACTGCCAAAGACTTTATCGTGGGCACTAAAAACTACTTTGCTTTAATTCCCGAAGCTTTGGCAGAACTGAACTCTACAAAAGTATCCAGTAAGCTGGCCTTGTTGAGTGAAAAATTTGATTCCCTTGAGGATTTTTATGCGGAGTTAAGGAGACAAAACTACTATAAAAGTAAACTAGCCAGGATCTTTGGAAACAGTACTCTATTTTTTTTAAACAGGGCTGGAGAACATTACCTGCACAACAGGACTATGCTGGCTCTTTTAAATAACTACAAGGTAAAGGATAGGAGAGGACAAGTCATGTCCCTGTTTGAAGCATTTGAAGTAGAGAAACACATCGTGGATGGTAAAAATCTGGGAGGAAGGTTAAAGCTTAAAGAGGGAGTGAGGAACCTGGATGGAAGTGAACTTACCGATGATACCATTACCCAGTTAAGGTTTAAAATAGGTAAGGTGAATCAGGCTCTTAACGGGGCATTTAATGCGGAGGATAAGGGGGCAGTACACCAGTATGTATTAGCCAGACTGGCTATGCAGTTCAGGCAGTGGATGGTAGGACACTTCAGCAGGAGACTTGCAGGTACTTATTACGATGCTTAGCTGGGTCAATACAGGGAAGGTTATTACAATACAGCCTGGAGATTTACCCAGAACCTGGTAAAAGACCTGGTGCGGGCTAAGTTTGAAATGGCCACGCACTGGAAGCAGCTTAATCCTCATGAAAAAGCCAACCTGAAAAGATCCCTGACAGAGATAGGTATATTTGCCGTGTTAAAAATGTTACTGGCACTGGCTGGCCCGGAAAAGGACAGGAAAGGCAAGTGGGCAGAAAGGATGCTTTTATACCAGTTAAAAAGGCTAAAGGTGGAAGTGGGAGTCTCTGTTCCATGGACAGATTTTATTAAAAACTGGCTGACCCTGGTTTAGACCCCCATGCCTGCAGTGAAACAGGCTGATAATCTTATAAACCTGCTGAACATCACTAGTATCTTTAACGAGATAGAGGGAGGCAGGTACAAGGGATAGAATGAATATTGGGTTAACCTGATGAGACTAATGCCTATTCTTGGTTAGGCAAGGAAAGTAAAGGATATTACAGAAGAAGATTACATGTTTACCATGTTTAACAAGTAATAAAAAAGGGGAGTGAAATTAATCACTCCCCTTATTTTTTTTATCTGTTTGGCTTATCTACAGTCTATAATGGTGTTTAACAAACTGTCAAAAGCTTCCTGACTATTTATACTCTCTACACTGGGTAAACTGTTAGCAGGATTATTAATAAAGGCTATTAACCCCGGTAAACCTCCCCCTACCTTACTCATAGCTTCTTGCACCTTAGCCTTATTAGCTGGAGAAGAAAACATAAGTGAACGGAAAGTTACCTGATTCTTTGCCTTGTTTAACTCTTCCCTGGACTTCTCCTCTGCCTTAGGAGTTTTAGAAGGTGTCTGCAGTACTGGAGTCTGTGCCTCTTCTGCAGAAGACTCCTCTGGAATACTTGAAAATAAGCTGCCTTCTGTCTCTTCTTGAGCAGTGCTTTCTTTCGGGGATAACACTTTACTTTTTTCAATAGATTTTAATGATGCATCGGTTCTCATCTGCCCTTTAGAATCTGTCATACCACTTATGGCAGTTGTTAAATTATTATTTAATATATCATATATCTGGGCATCTGTCAGGTTAGAATCATTTCCAACCTTTACACTATATGCTACATATCCCATTCCAGCACCACGTTGCCTATCATACAATGTTACCCCAGCATGGTATATTGATCCTCCTTCTACATCTTCCTTAAATTGGAAATGTTGCCCCTCCTTATCAAGAGGTACTTTACCCCTATAACGCTCACCTCTCAGGTCAACAGCAGTTTCATAAGATTTTTCAGACTTCTTAACATTAAAACCGTTTACTGCTCCATGTAAAACAGAGTCATCATGAATGTCTTGTCTGCTCCTTTCATTATTATCATTTTCAATAGATAATCCTAAAAGTTCAAATAAACTTTGTCCTTCCGTGTTAGCTTTGGCACTCAGGGTGATTTCTTTCTCTGTTTGTTCCGTTTGTTTCTTCATAGTTGCTTTCTTTTCTTGTAACTTTTGGCCTTTGAGAGGTTTAGAGTTAAGAGTTCCTCCATCAGAAACAACTCCTATTTCTTCCCCTTTGGCGTTGGTATAAAGATACAAACTTATTCCCTTGTGTGTATAATCCGGGTTGGGTTTTTGCTCAGAATCAATAGCCTGCAACCTGGACATAAATAGGATATACTCTTTTAAAGCAGAGTCAGTTATTTCTTTATCTCCCCGGACTACCTGGCCCCCTTCTGTAATATGATACTGTTTCCCCTCGAACAATACAGCCTGTTTATTTAAATGAGACTGGATACCTGTTTTACCCCTGTGCCCTGTGGTAGTCTCCTTTTGTGTAATAACAGGAGTACCATCGGCATTATGGTAATACATATCAAAGCTGGCATTTACATTTTGCAGTTGAGCCAGGTTGGTGGTAAGTATATCAGAATCAAGTAACTGTTGTTTGTACCTGGACTCTGTAATCCTGGAGGGTTGTATCTGAAACCTCAGATTCAGATCATGCAGTTTGCCTAAAAGCACCTGAGCTTTTTGCTTGGGATCAAGGCCTTGTCCTATATTATTCTCCATTCCTGAAAGGGATACTACATCAGAACCTTCTACAAATAATAGTCTGGTTCCCTCTTTATCAAAATGAAGGATGTCTTCAATAGCAAATTTAGCCAAGGATCTCTCATACTTTCCTTTGGTTGGGTCACTCAGGATTTCCAAGTGTTGAAGCAACTCTTGAACTATAGGAGAATCAGCTTTTTGCTTCAAGTCAAATTCATCTGCATTAAACCTCTTAACTGTTAAAGCTTTGGGATAATACACCCCATCTGCTCCCTGGGTCATAATCCATACAGAGCCTTCCCTGGGGTTGGAATTATTCATATTAGGCTATGCAACTTTAGCATTTTCTCCCAATGTAGGAGTTTTGAAGTTGACAGGACTGTAATAGAATCCCAGGTGTAAAGGAGCATTTGAATCCTTAACCAACTCTTTCAAAGGTTTCTCTGCAGGCATCTCCCCTTCCTGGGAATTAACCATCCTGCCACTGTAAATATGTTTCACCTGATTATTAAAAGAGGGAGACACGTAGAATTTAGGAGCCCCTTCCGTCTGGTTATACTCTTTCTGTAACTTCTTCTTAATAATATTGTACTGTGCTACAGATTCAGGTACAAAGTCATTGTCTTCAGTCTTTTGAGGCCATAATGCCCCTACAGCCTGGTACTGTTTACCATCAGATCCTTCAAAAATCTGGAAAGCAATCTCCCCGGATTTCTTCATATCTTCAGTTACCTCTATGGCTAAAAGTACATGAGGATTCCCAGTGTTATCCCTGAAGTTTTCATCGTTAGTAACCACGTATTTTATGGCAGTCTGGGGATTTTGAGAAACAACTTTTTCCAAACGTCCATCATCTACAAAATCAAAGGCTCCCAGATCATCTACAAACTTCACGTTGGGGGGAGTTATCCACTCTCCTGTCTGTTTGTCCTGAATCTGGTACTTGCTTTTTTGCCTTAAAGCAGGGTCTTTCAGAAGATTATAGTCATACTTGGTGGCAATAAAACTTCTAAGACCTTCTACTGCTTGTTTCTGGGCATCTTCGATAGGTTTCAAATCAGGTTGTTCACTGCTTTCTGCCACAGGTGGAGCCTGCCTTGATTGCAAAGTTCTTTTTGCTATTTCCTGATAACTCCTCTACTCTGCATTTGGAGCTTCTGTAGTTTTGCTTACTTTATTCAGCTCTGCTAATTCTAAATCATACTTCTCGTTGATTTTCTCAGCTTGTTCTTTATCTGTATTTATAGGTTTTAAAATAAAATTCCCCCCATCAGAATCATGTATTTCCTGAAAATTTGTATCAATTGGTCTAAGTTTTACCTTTGTATTACTTTTGTTAATAACTTCATACTCTTTACCATTGTCTGTATTTACAATATAATCTCCATCATTAAATTCAGATAATGATTTAGTTTTTCCCTCGTTATTTGTATTAACAATAATGCTGTTTAATTCCTCTTTTCTCTTTCTCTCAATCTCTTCTCTCTGTTTATTTAAATCTTCTGTAGGCTTTTTATCAGATAACTCTTCCGGAATATTCTTTCCAGCAGCTATTTTTTCCAGTTCTTCTGATTTTGCCTGTATAAAAGGAGCTAATACAGGGTCTGTCTCTGCAGGAGTAGAAACCAAAGGTTTTTCCTCTTTTTCCCAAGCTTCTTTTCCAGGTTCCCCTTCATCTTCTGCAAATTGAGAAAATAGGCTGGGTGCTTCAGAGTCACTCTACTTCTACTCTTCTCCCCTGTTTTTAGGCTGTTGAGAGGAGGGAGTAGGATCTGGCTTATTCACACTTTCAGACTGGATGTTCCGTTTGTATCTTTCCAGCATGGTAGTGAGATGTTGTACAGACTCTTCCATCCAGATTACATCTCTTTTCATCTCTGTACTATCTGCACCCTTTTTCTTCTCTTGAGATATAACTTCCTGGTACTGTTTGATTGTTGCTTGTACTGCAGCTTGTACGTCTTCTACAGACTCATTAGTCCCGATAGCTTGGTCCAGAACCTCTTTGGCATCTTCTAATCCCTGAGACCCCTCTGTTCTTAAAACATAGTCCTCTACACCAGACTGCATTGTCTCCAGATCCTCATAGTTTTTAAACACAGTAGCCAGGTTGGGGTTCTCACTCTTTTTTAACTTATCCACTACTTTTACCCGGACCTTCTCATCAAGATCTCTCAGTCCATTCCTTACCTCTGCAACAGTGGTAACTCCTTCCAAAGTAGACGCGGTGTTATCAATCTATTCCTGGGCTTTTTGCTCAATAATCTGCTTTATCCTGTCCTGAGTTTGTTGGGTAAACACCCCTGGATTCTTGGATAGTTGTTGAAACTTATCAATCATCTGACCCCTGGCTTGAAAGATATTGACCATATCTTCCAGGTTTTGATAGAGTTGTCTGTTCCGAACAGATTTATCCTTGTCTTGTTCAAGACGTATTCTCTCCCCATCCAGGACTTTCAAAACATCTTCCCTGGCCATATTATCCAGCAGTTGCTTGGGACTGAGGGAGTTTAATCTTCCTATTTTAAGATTCTTATTCTTAATAATGACATCATCCAGATCTTTACTGACATCTTCATAAAGGGATTTAAACCTCTTTTCCCAATCCTGTTGCTGGGTAGTCATCCAGGTCATCTCTTCCAGAAACTCTTCAGAAAGATCTTCCCCATACACGCTTTTTAAATCAGAAGAGACCTTTTGATAAAGCTCTACTTTCTCCTTCAACTCTTCGGCCTGTTTCTTTACATGGTCAATAACCTGCTCGTCTGTTTTATCTGCAAAGATCTCTTTGTTTATACCTTTAACTACAGCCTGTTCCCTGATCTGCTAAGCATCTTCATTGGTGACACTGCCCGCTTCCTGTATAATATCATATAAATCTTCTATCCTTCCTGCCTTTTCAAACATCACGATATCAGAAAGCATCTGGGAGTGCTGGGAGTTTTTAAACTCGAAGTTGTTTCCTTCTTCCAGGAACTTATCCATATCTTTCTGATACTTATTGTGTCGTATCATACCCTGGTAGTAGTTGACAAATTCGGGAGACTGTACTCTTTCATTCAGAGCCTCTGCTACTGTTTTAGCCTCTTCCCTGAGTTGTTTGGACTCTTTTAGATTGTCCCAAAGCTCTCCCTGGAGTGTCAGGGCTTTACCCTGTTTTCCCTGTGCATTAGTCTTGGTCTTAACACCAGGCATACCTATGGAGCCTGTTAAAAATCCCAGTAAACCCTCTTCCCAGGCATGAACATCCCCGTAAGTATTGGAAAAACCATCCTTTAAAGCATTTAACCATCCTATAGTTTCTTCTTCTGCTTCTGGATCAATCTTGGCTCCATGAAAACTATTAACTGCAGCAGCTGATTTCATCCCTGTAGCTTCTGAAATTAAAGCCTGGGACATCTCCTCCTGTGCTTCCATAAAAGGATTGGATACAGCTTTTAACAAGGCTTTATTAGCCTCTTTGCCAGAAGCTTTGTAGCCATCTTTTAAAGAACCTGTAACCAGGTTTTTAGCTATCCTGCCTGAGTTATATCCACCCGAAATAAACCTTCCAAACTGCCACATGTTACTTGCAGAAAGAAGCCCCGTGTTCATCAGAAACATAGAGTTAGCCATAGAAGCTCTTTGCTTGGAGATCTCCTCTAAAGTCTTGTTATGATTTGTCTCTACTTCACTTTTTCTTCTTTCCCATTCAGCCACTCCTTCCGGGTGATTTAACCTCACATCTACATCTCCTTCAGGTGTTACCACAGTCTGAAACCACTCTGGATGTTCCTGATAAAGTTGAGATTCAAGACTGTCTATATCTGTTTTTAACTTATCCTCCGCGTGAGCATGTTGTAGTTCAGACCATTCTTTGGAATTACCAATAGCTTCAATCCTGCCTTCTCCCATAGCTGCATTGACAGATCCTATCGTTTTAAGTCCCCACTCTGCATTTTTTAACTTCTTTGCAGCTTTGCCCATATCATCCATAAGCTTGGCACCGTCAATAAAGGCATCTCCGGATCTATAGGCTTGGTAGATTTCATCCCCACTGTTTAATAATCTCCCTGAAGCAGTTGTGACAGCTCCTTTAAAAGCATTTCTAACATTTTTAAGGTTCATGGCTTTGGCTGCAAGCCCTGCTGTAGCCTTGGCACTGTAAGCAGCCCCTACTACAAACCCGAAGTTTTTAAGGAACTTATCTCCCAAAAAGTTAGAAGTAAATACATGGTTCCACCAGGGCTAAGTTTGCTCTGCCTCTGTATAATAATTTGGCAACAACTCTTCAGCTTTATCATTGATGGCCTGCATAGTTGTACTAAAAGGATTGTTTATGAACTGATCACCTAATTCCCTCAGGGAATTATCACTTTGAGCAATTTCATCCATATTTCCCAGCACATTTAAAGCTCCCATAAGAGTACCCCCGAAACCATCTGCAAAAGTAGTCCCTGCCAGTACAGCCCCTTTAGCCACACCATTTCTAATTTGTGTGTACCAGGGTTGTAATTCTCCACGGGTATTATCTAAATTAAGAAGTTGTTGTTCCTGAGTTATATCATAGTCTAACCCACTTTCTCCTAATCCGGGGGTTCCTACATACCTCTTGTTAGGAGTATTTAAAATAGAAGCCTCTTTAAAGTTTTTAAAAGCAGCTTCATTTGGTAAGTTCAGCTAAAGAAGTTTATTCGCGATACTATCTATAGTTTGCTGGGTTTTATCTACCTTTAAACCTCGAATCCCCCCTATTCCTTCTTTTGAAGGATCTGCTATTTTATTTTCGTTTGTCATAATTATTCTCCTGAAATTCCTTGTTTTTTAGAAAAGTCATTTAACAGTGAACCAAAGAGTTTATTCATCTGTAAAGCATTGTTTGTATATAAGGCAGATAGTTGCCTGTATGCAGGCAGATTGTTTTTATTCTCTTCCATAAGCCTTGATAAATCTTTATCTACTTGTAATCTTTGATTGATAGTTCCACTGGGGTCTACTACATTAACATCGAAAGAATAAGTACTGCCATCCCTTACAAATTCATACCTGTTGGTATTAGTATTGTGAAGTATAGTAAGCCTGCCATTTTCTTTTGCAGTGAATAGTTCTTCTACATCTTTTTGATTTAAGGACTTTCTTTCCCTACTACCATCTTTCCTGACTTTAAATACTCCAGTGTTACCATTTACTGCTCCATAGCTATTTATCCTATCTAAAAGTTTATCATAGGCCAGCTCATTGTCAGTCTTTTCAAACTGATAATGACTCTGTACATAAGCCCCTCTTTGCGACATATCCATAATAGCATCTCTTAATTCGGATGGGTTATTCACTCCGTACTATCCCATCAATTGTCTTAAATGTTCAGAATGTACCTGGGTGTTTTCTTTATTAGGCATATCCTGTCCTATAAAGAAATCTTTCCTTTGTTTCTCCCACTCCTTTTCTCTGCGAGCTATAGTAGGATCATCCTAACCATAAGAAACAGGTTTTGTTCCTTCCAGGATTTGAAAGGTAGGATCATCAGGATCAGTTTCTGAAAAGTTTCCTTCTGTATTTAAAAACTCAGGGCGACTCATAATTTTATCTACAAAAGCCATGTCCTATTCCAGTTTCTACGGATCTAACCCTTTAATAGCATCTTTATCCACAGTTGTCTACGGGATTAAGGTAAAAGGCAAGTCCATCTCTGCAGGTTCCTCGCCTTTATTTGCTTTCCATAAATCATAGGGACTCACATAACCTCTGTCTTGGAGTATATCATCTTTTTCTTCTCCCACAGCTTCCCACAATCCTTGTTGAGCAAACTCGTAGGCTCTTTGTATAGTATTCTCATCTCCCCAATTCTTTATTCCAGAACTCTCTATAGTTTGTTCTACCAGACCAGTCAATTCAGGGGCTGCATCAGGATTACTGGCTAAAGCCTGTACTATATCCTGAGGCCTGAACCCCCTCTGTTTAATGGCTTGAAAATACTGTCCCCCTAAAATACTCTCCCATTTGGTAGGATTATTACGCATCTAAGTAGCCAGTTGCTTTGCTCCCTGTGCTACTTGTTGGGTTAAAACTGCTCCTGAATAAGCACTATAAGTAGAATTAGGATTCTTGATTAACTCATCTAAACTAAAGTCTTCTGCTCTTTTATCTAATAGAGTAGTAGGATCTTTTTTGAACTAATCTTCCTGTTGTTTCAGTATATCCTGTCTTCTCTGGTAAGCACTTTGAATAGGTACAATCTCCTTGGAATACCTCCCTTTCATCTCCATTAATTGTTTCCTACTGGTAGGATTAAGACCCTCCTTGGATAAAATATTTATTCGATCGTGCAGATCTTTATTGTAATTAGAATACAACTAAGAAGCATAGACGTCTCTTTCAGGATTAATTAAATTTTCAAGCAATCCTGATTCTGCCTGGACCTGTCCAAATTGATTCTCCAGATCCATGTGAGCTGTAGTAGCTGTTTCTACAGGAGCCAGTAACTCCTGATATGTAAATGGTTGAAATTTACTTCCTATCACTGTAGCCATATCAACGTCTTTTTTTAGTTTTTAAATTACCTCCGTAGGCCTGATTTTCACCCTCCCCTTTGTATCCCATTTTATTACGAATCCACTCGTAGTAATAGGCAGGATTAGAGTTAATCATCTCTTTGGTGGCTGATTCTTTTCCTATACCTCCCAGGTTATCAAAGAAGTTGGTCAGATTAACAGACCTGGCTGAATCAGTTCTCTCTTTTTCCCTGTCTCTCAGCGTAGCAGAAGTCCTGCTCGCATCCATTCTCATCTGGTTGTTAATAGAGTCTGCCCTTAAAGCACTCTCGGAGTTATACTGGTTGGTTCCCCTGTTAAAGGTTTTTACCTTTTCCTTCTACCCTAAATTAAACTCTTCTGCCCTTCTGAACAGATCTCCCATAGCATCCTGACTATTCCTGTCTGCAGAAAGTAATCCAGCCATGGCAGTAGCCCTGTTTCCCCCGGAGGTATTGATGATAGTGTCTCTTGTAGATGCAGATTGCTTGTTGAGTTTGTTCGTATAATAATCCCTGTCTAAAGGATTGTAAGACATGTAATCTCCCAAAGGTTGAGCTGATACAGGCTTATAAGATCCCAAAGCCATATCAGCATTTCTATAATCTGGTTTATTAGTTACTCCGAATATATCTGTAAGGACTCCTATACCAGAACCTACAACAGGGGCGTATCTTAACATACTTGCATTGAGCCCCTATCCAGAAGAGCTATTACCTTCAACATACTGCTCATTATCTTCTACCTTAGCATTGAGCTTATTTGTATCTAAGGTAGTATCTAATTCCGTATTCATAGAAGTTAAGTTGGGAGTTTTATCCCCATATCCAGGCCATGCAAAGCCTCCTACTACTCCTCCCATATAATCAGGATATCCAGGTACTTTACCATCTATACTTCTCATTGGGAGCATGTCTCCCCAGGCAAACTGGTTGGATTTATTGTTCTTGTTTGTCTTCATCTTATACTGTTCTTGTACTTGGGTTAATTTAGTCATATTGTCCAAAAGACCTCTTTTACTGATGGGGTCATTGGGTCTTTCTCTGGATTCTTTGGAAAGGCTCTCTGCTATTTTAGCAAAACTATGATTAGCATATTTATTGCCCAGGCCCGTAGCCTCTAAAGTCTCTTTATCTGCATATAATCTATTGCTAAAAATGTAGTCTTTGAATTTTACTTCACCCTCTTCTACCAGGTTGGGTTTACCATTTTCTCCCATACCCATAGGTACTCCCCGTAAAGGATTCTGTTCATGTGTACCTCCTTCATCAATGAAGGAAACTCCATTATTTAAATCTCCCCCTTCTACAAAATAACCAGCCATGAGATTCTAATCATTCATCTTGTCAATACCCATAGCCTTATTTTGAAACCCAGATAATCTCCTTAAATTGGCTGCTTCTACATCTTTATTAAGATCTTGTGCTTTATTATTAGCCCTTTTTCTCCCAATAAGACTGCCTATGCCAGAAACAGCCGCTCCAATCCCTGCACCTGCAAGTGCTCCTATAGGGCCTAATGCAGCTCCAGCTGCAGCCCCTGTCCCAGCACCTGAAAGCATTCCTCCTCCTACACTTCCCATTCTCAGATCTTTCTCTTTGACTCTATCCAGATTAGAATAGTTTGCCCATTCGTCTAAAAGAGATTCATTACTGTTTGCCTCTACTACAGAATTGTTTTGCTGGGATATACTGCTCTCAATGCCGGTAGTGTCTGCAATCTAAGCCTGTTTCAAGGCATTGGTTACTACTCCTATACCTCCGGAAATAACACCTCCTTTTTGAGCACCAGTCAAGCCAGCCCAACCTCCTCCGGCATATATATTAAAAGGAACTTTACTCCTTCTCTTAACTTTTTTATTTGTCATAGCCAATTAAGTATTTAGTATCAAAAATATGTAATATTAATTACATTTACAATGGATTATATAAATCAGTTAGGGTGAGCAGATAAAAGTACTTACTCACCCTAACGAATTAAATAAAATACTGTAAAACCACGTCGTGTAACTGTGTTTTATATACTCCCGGGTCTGTATTCTCCAACTTTATAAAAGCCCAGGGATTTCTAATCCTGTCCCTGAAGTTGGCTCTATCCCTGGGTATGTTGATATTCCAATACCTAAACTTCTTTTTCAGGCTGGAAGGATAACCCCTTCGTGTGTTTAAGTCTACTGACCCTTCCTGATACTCATTCCATATAGAGAAATGGTTGAAAGTTTCATTAGGTAGGTAGGTGTCTCCCATGTAGCTATCAGCTTTAAACTATACCGTGCTGAATGTTTTATCCTTATCTATGTCAGGATTGGCAATCAGGGTGATAGAATAGGGTTTGATTTCATCATAGAAGAGATTGTAATGCCCGGCCCCATGTTCCCAGATCTTGCCATCCTTTAAAGAGAACCACCTGCTTCCATTATTAAACATTAATGGAACCTTTTCATAACTGTAAAAGGATGTAAACTGTTTCAAAATTTCTGAATATCCCAGGCAGTATTCACTGTTTATAAAGTAAATATCCCTGTTCTTTTTATCCTTGAAACTGATAAAATTATCAAAGTTGAAACTATCCCATACCTCCGCACTATTGTTGTCCTGCAGGAAAGTTCTGAACCCATAAGCATCCGAGACATTCTCTATGTTCTACCCGTTGAAAATATAAATAGAATCCGTGTTGTTATCAATGAAATAGATCCCCTGTTGGGTAGTCACGATAGACCATTTATTCTTGCATCCAATATCTTCCGAGACGTATATTTTTCCATCCACCTTGTAGTTATTGGATATTTCAATGGGTGTACCATCTGAGGTAGGAACCTGTACCCTGGAGTTAAAAAGAATCCTGCTTACCCCTGTCTCCTGGAAACAAAAGATCTCGTTGTTAAATCTTCTAAGAGCTACTACATTTCCCTTGTCCCCATCCATGTCTAGTACAGACACCACGTTGATGTTGGTCCAGGTATCTATAAGATCTCCTGAAGTTTTGGACTTACTCCAGGTTACTGTATTGGGAAAAGTATCCAAAGAAAACCTGTTGTAGTTCAGGGTTTTGTAATTAAAAAAGTTATCAGACTGTGAGTATACAGGATTCATCTTGTTGAAATTCTCAGGAGTCATGACCAAGTTACTAATCTATCCCCTGTTCCTGTCATACCTTCCATCCATATTAATCCTGGTTTCACACATGAAAGAAGCGATGTCTACCACGCTGTTGGTGTCCTCTAAAGTAAAAGGATAGGTTTTAAGACAATCATACCTCTGGTAAAAAGTATCTCCCAAAGTGTAATCCACCGTGATGGAAGATTTAGAAAAACCCTCTTCATCTAATAGACTTACTGGTTCTCCCCCAGGTAACCACAAGTTGTTTTCAAAAGCTTCCTGGGTCTACCCGCCAAACCTGTTGGTTATAGTATCGTTGTATAATTCAGCCAGCCAGAGAAATCCATATCTTAACCTACCATTGCTTCCTCCCAAGATAGAAGGAGGCTCTACAATGTAAGGAGCAGATATGACATCCTGTGAAATTACGTGAGTATCTTTATCCCAGAAGGGCCTATTACCTGTTGGAGGTGACTATACAGGATTGGCATGCCGCAGAATATGCCCATCTATCTCTGTAACAGTAGGAAGTACCCTTTGGGCACTACCGGCTTGGGTAGCATTTATGGTATAATTTAAAGCTATCACGGCATGAGCTGTTGACTTGTATTTCATGTGTACAGGTTCTGTACCGTAAGTATCATTAGTCAATTCACTAATGACAAAAGGATTTGCTTCATTATCCACGGAGATAGGATCTCCTGAAAAGAGAGTATGGTAGCCACCCGCTGAATCAGCTTCTATCTTATAGAAACCAGTGGTTACAATGGGATAGCCTAGTTTCTTCTCGGGAGTGGTCATACCTACATTAACCAGTTTATCTACATTCCCGTAATAATTAATATCACTTAAAGGGGAGTTTTGAGGAGCAGGTACCTTTATCATGGACACCTGGTCAGAGTCAAAAATAGTTACACCAGATATACCCCTTTTTTCTAAATATTCATAGTGTTCCACATCATCAATCTAAGCATACCATACATCTGAAGCATAATAATAATAGGAATTAAAGGAATACCTGAGGTTAGACATTTTCTTTTTATCCAGCATGGCACTGCGTGTAGCATCTGCTAAAGGTACTCCGTAGTTATTAAGGGAACCACTACGATGCCAGGGATATACCATGAATCCGAAAGTATTCATATCTTCATTCATCCCTGTAGATTTATAGTTGGAGAGTTCATCCAACCAGAAAGCTCCTGTAAGCATACCTCTCCATCCAAACTAAGAAAGATTTTGACTTCCTATGAGTTCCTTGTAAAAGCCTATAGGTTTAGTCTGAGGACGCTTTACATAAGAGTTCTGCTGGGTAGAAGTGATAATATCCAAATCTGAAGCATTGGCTGAAAAAGGTGCCATCCCTACAATACGAAGTTTTAGATTGGAAGTAGCTAAGTCCCTGACCCTGTCATCAAACTCTATATCAGGGGAATGGAATGTTACAATGGATTGATCCACATAGAAATACTCCGCGTTAGAAGAAGTGTAAAGAGTTAGCTCCGCGGCAGTGAACCCATCTGTATAAGGATTGTCCGGGGGATTCATTATACACTGAATCTCTGCATTTCTCTGGTGGTTATCAGGAATGGGATAGTTGTGTCTAAACTCTGCCCAGGCTCCCTCGTTTACAAGATCTCCCTGAACGACTACATCGTTAGTCCACATCCCTGCTTTTGAATTGATACTGTCTATTGATGGATTATACCAATCAGCCCAGTCTCCTGATCCAGCCATAGCCGCGGTATAATCAAAAGGAGAATTAGGCCTGAAAAACCAGGAAGACTATGAAAAGGGGGAGTTACCAGCCCTGTCTTGCACGTTATAAACGGTTGGAGCCAGTACACCCTGGGCCACAACTTCCCTGTCTGTGAGGGTAGGGAAACAGATAACCCCTCTTGCACGAATGTAACCCTGTTCCACTAAAAGCTCTATCTGGGCATTGTTACTAAATGTATAAGAAGCTTGTGTAAGTTTTATCCTGATCTAAGAGAGTGCGGGATAAAGAACATTTTCAACCAGTTCAGTTCGTACAGGCCGTGTATTCTGGTCATCATTAACCCATAAGGTTTCTGACCATTTACCCGTGTAATGCTGGAACTGTATCCCAAACCTGTACCAGTCCAGGTATTTAAAAGTACTGATAAACTCATGTCCTGAGTTCAGGCTATTATCATAAGAATAGTAATTCTTGGAGGTAGGTATCTCGAAAGCCCTGTTAGGATTGTTTACAGACCAGGTGATAGTTCCTCCCTCTAAAGCGTCTCTTACAGAAGATGGTACTGTCTTCCTGCTTAAAGTAATATCACCCAAAAACAAGGTGTTATCTTTATGGGTCAATGTACCTGCTACAATAGTTTCCCCTCCTATAAAGAGGAACTGGGCAGGATCTATAGTGCTTCCTGTAATACCAGAATCCATGTAGGATAAAGAAGTAGTTCCGTCATCAATAAACAAGTCTACCACTTTTAAAACAGTGGGAGTAGCCTCTAGACTAGTCCTGTGTATAGAGTAAATTCTCAGGTAGTCAAAAGAGGTATCCAGGTCCTGTACCTAGATATTAAAACTGTTACTAACCTTGTCCTCGGGACTAGCCCCCCTCTCGTTGAAAGAAATATACCTTAAAGGAGTTGTATAGAAGATATTACTTTCCTGCCCATAGGTGTTGAAGTAGGTAAAAGCATACTGTATGGTGCCAGGAGCGAAATTACCAACAGCCCTGGAATCTCTCAAAACAGAAACAGTTTCCTTTAATTGCAGGGTAGCTACAAAGTCAAAAAAAGTATCACTGAACTTGGTTGAATCCATAGAGAGGGATACATTGATCATCCTGGGCTGGTTTAAACCATCTACAAAATAGACTTTCTGTATATCTTCATTCTCATACACGCTGATAGTTTCGATGGGATATTCCCTGTCAAATCCAAGCTACCCCTCGTAATAGATCTCTCCTTCAAAACTATTATCCACTGTATCATAAATCAAACGATATATCTTATCATTTGTATCATCCTTGGTAAAGATTACCATGATGTTATTGATCATACCCTAACCCAAATAAGTACCAGAGATGGTACTCCCTGTTAAACCTGTTATAGTATGTTGCTTAGTACCTTTCTCGTTGGTGATGGAAAGTAAAGTACTATCCTCCCGGGCAGTTAGCCTGATATTAAAATTTTCATAACTATGCTTTGGGCTGAACTTAGAGGGAGATACATCCCTTTGCATTCCCGTAATAATCCATTGTATCTGTTTTGCTTCCATATCAATTACTCTTTAGTGCCGTTGCCTTTAAACCCTCTTTGAAACGCTTTGTCTCTTACAATAAGAGTCCTGAAAGAGTTAAAGAAACTTTCAGCTTTACTTAAATCCAACCGGTGAAACTCTGCTTCTACAGCACCTACAGCCCAGGCATAATCCTGTTGAGCCTGTTGAAGAGACTACCCACTTATTTTTCCCATATCAAACATGATGGTAAAATACTGTTTTTTAATATACCCCTCTAAAGCTCTCTGGAAATTACTATTGTCCGGTATTACAGGAAACCCATCATTGTCTGTTTCAATGGCCTGGTAAGCCATCTCTATCTCTCCTTCTTCCAAAGAGGTATAGATCAGGTTACCCTGTGTCATAAAGGTATAATCCACTTCAGGAGTTTTATTCTCACTGATGTGAAAGACATCTGAAGCATACCTGTAAGTCTCGTAAGTTTCAGGGTCCCTGATCTGTATTGTTTCATACCAGTCACAGGGTAAAGCACCCCTGTAGTTAGAGATTTCTATAGTAGCCACCTTGTTTTTAAACATCCTGGGTACACCTACAATACGCATGAAATCTACCGTATAGTCTACTACAGTCTCGAAGTTGAGATCTTGCAGCAGGGGGTGTCTCATGATCTTATCCAGGATTATTCTCACGTTCACATATTGATCTGCCATAATTAAATTCCTCCTATGTATTCAAAGGCATCCATCCTGCCTGTTTTAATTTTCTAGTTTAACTGGATCTTAACTGCCTTGGTTAGCCTGAAGGCATAAAAAGACTTATTGTTGTAGTTAGCCCTAACCCTGCTGTAAATGGTTCTAAATACTTCCCTGTTGTCTACCTTAATCAAAGTTTTATTCTAACGGGCCTCTTCATCTTCAAACCATAGTTTTAAAGTCTTGTCCCAGTCTATGGGAGCATTAAAGATCACTTTCCCATCTTCCCCAATTTTAGGGCTGATGGAGTACTTCCTGATCTCTATGGTGCCCATCTTCTTTGGGAAAGTAACACTATTGGTTTCTACCAGCTATTCCCCCAACAAGATATTTACATTACGCACGATGGCAAAGTACTGGGATTCATTCAAAACATATTTTTTATCCTTAGGCCTGTGTTTTCTGTAATGCTTAAAATAATCATAAGTGCCGTAAGAATTGGTAATCTTGTGCTTCTTGTTAATCCCCTTCCTTCTCCTGACCTGTTGCTTGAAATCTTCAAAGTTTATAATCATGATCACTCTTTAACAGTTAACCCGCTTAAATCATCACTGGCATTGTTCTGCTCATCCTGTGGCCTGTAGGTAGGAGGGAGTAACTCTCTCACTATCAACTCTACCAACGGGGGAATTAAAGCATGTTCGAGTGGAAAATCCATATCCATGATATCTGTAGGATCTCCATCTTCAGCAGGTTTAAGCTCGTTAGCTTTCTGGGTGTCCTCAAATACCCCATTCATCCTGACCTTTTCCAGGTAGAGAAACTAGGGATTTGGGCTTTTAAAGTAAAGGTAGTTGTCAGGTCCTAAAGAGGTATAGATGATATTCTGCAGGTATTTATTATACCCCACGTATTTCATCCTGTCCCTGGACACGTAAGCTATCTCTCCCTGGTAATAATCTACAGGATAAACTACAGGCTTGGAGATTTGCATCAAGTTGGGGATTTTACTGGATGATTTTAAATAACTTCCCCCCTCGCAAACTTCTCCTGAAATGGCAGGTACCTCTACCAGGGGTAACTCTATAGCCTGGTTATTTCCCGTAGCCATCTGCTTCTTCACATCACTGTATCTCTGCTTTAACAGAAATGCCCGAAACTTATCCATTAAAAAGAGAACGTGTTCTTCTTCAAAATAGGAGTCGTCTGAATTGATTTTAAGTTCATCCAGACACATGTAAATAATCTCTTTATACGTTGCCATGTCAAATACTTGTTACTAAATTTTCCCTCTTATCTTTAGGATAGGCAGTAGTCCTTCTCCTTGCTATACCTCCGCACTCTTTACAGCGCAGAGTCTTGTATTTATTGACCTGGGTGGGGTAGTAGTTGTCTGTTTCTACCAGGCTGGCAGACCCACAATAGGGACAAACTATCTCGTCTGATTCAATAAACACGGCTATGTTTGGATGGTTTTTTATCCAGGGTCTAAGCCTGAGGTACACCCTCTCCAGGATTCTTACATCCTGCTCGTTGTACTTTCGCATGTAATCCAGGGCTTCTTGTTTTCCTTCCAAACAATCCCCCCATAATTGGAAATTTGTGTCAGACTTGTGAGGTATATCAAAATAGCCAGCCAACGCGTCTAACTTGTTTGAACTAAACCCAAACTATCTTGCTGACACTTCTTTGGTATCTATCTGTTTGTAAGGAGCTGGTGGGCTTAACCTGTTCAAGATGAACCTGGAGTTTAACTTGGGAATGTCAAATCTTTTACCATTATGAGCAACCACTATATCTGCTTCATCCAGTAATTTCCAAATTCCTCCGGTAATTCTTTTATCATCTTCCTTTAAAATCTCTTCAGGAGTAAGTACGTCAGAATACATGATATCAGACCCTACCCATTTTGCTGACCAGGAGATCATGAACCACTCGGCTATAGTTTGATCCAGGTAGATGTTTTGTTTCCACCTGCTCCATACAAAACCTTTTAAAGGAGATGTCTCGATATCAAAAATAAGTATTTTAACTTGCGAGTTGTAACACTGTCTTCTCTGGTGTCTAAGATGAGAGCGTGCTTCTTTAATATCTTTAATACTGAAGCCACTGATGGCTGATATCTTTTTAGCTCCCATCCGGATTAGGTAGGGTTTCTACTTGAAAAGGTCTAATACCTACTGCATACTATTCATAGCTTTAAATTAAAAAATCCTTGCAATATAAGAAAGGTATCTCATATACACAAGGATTTAAGGGGTTTACTTATTTAAGGTAAAAAAATACGGTTATTAGATAATTGTAAAAGATGTATTATCTAATAGCTGGTAACTAGCACTTTGATAGTCTGTTGACACAAAACTTCCTATTTTCTTGTTCTATACATGCAGTGTTTCTTCCAACTGGATATAGGGAACAAGACAGGTTGTCCCTCCCAGATTATTCAGGAGTCTTATTAAAACCCTGTAATCTTCCTCTGTTACGTACTGACTTAATGATCCTTTTAGAAGATCATCTATAAAAAGGAGTACCAGTAACTTGTCAACTTCTTTGTAACTCTTATATCCAAAGGAGCTGAGAGTGGTAAAATATCTTCTTATCGCTTCGTAAGATATATTAGTTACTTCTTCCATAGCTTAGATATTTATCAGGAGAGTTTCCCTTTGAAATGTTTATTCCAGTAGGATGTCGCCAAAGTGTAATGTTCCGTGTTGATAGACAGCTCCAGGGCTTTGATTCTTAAAAGCAAGTTCATGAAGCGTTTAGATATATCACAATCTGCATCTACCTCTCCGGCATATTCCATGATCTTCACATAGAAAGGATACAAGTAAACCACTACCCCCAGGGTAACAGGCCTGTCCATATCATCCGGAGTGTCTTCAGCAGGGGTACCTTTTACAGTAATATAAACAAAGAACATGTGATCCACAAAAGATACTCCCAGATCCTCCGGGGTTAATTCCAGCTGTAAAGTCTTGTTGCTTCCATCAAGTGTACGGGTATAAACAGGAGTGGTACTGGGACCTGTGATCACATAAGTATCTTGGGAATCTATGTCTATCTTATCTATGTAAATGTTTGTAAAATAAGGTAAATCCAGAACAGATACATCCACGCTTAATTTAGTACCTTCCTGGTTGATATGAAGTTCATTAAATTCTATCATAATTCCCATGTTAGATTAAAAGAAAAAGGGAGAGAAAGACTCTCTCCCTTAATATTATAATTACGAAGTAGGCAAAAGAGCTACCAGAGTGCTGCCATAAGCAGTGTTAATATCTTCAATAACATCGTTGATAATGTCAGAACCTGCTTCACCATCGTCAGCATCACTGATTACCAACAAGCTGATATCTTTCTCAGACTTCTGGACAGCTTCGTTGGCTCCCTGGTAGAAGTAGTGCAGATCAAAAGCTGCATACTCTTTATCCAGTTCTACCAGATAGGTAGTTTCCAGGTCATGGGGGAACCCAACACCCCTGTAGATGTCTCCTCTTTCACCCATGTAGAAATACTCCATATCAGCTGCAGGATATGCACTGGTCACAGATGACCAACTATCCAGATCAGTGGTAACACCCCACACAACTTCTTGCCCGGTAACTGTAATCATATCAGCCTGGGGATAGAATAACAGGGGTACAGACTCTTTCTTACCTCTGGAGTAAGGCTGAGCAATCTCGTCGATTCTTACACCTCCTGAAGTACCTCCAGTCAATGCTACTGCAGAAGATTCTACTACCACTTCTGTAGCATTAACACCTGCTATAGTGACCAAAGCACTGGCTTCAGCACTGGCTTCAACGACATCTTTAAGATCACCTATAGTTTTAGCAGCAGCGGTTAAACTCACCGAGATGGCTGTGCCAGTTACAGTGACAGATGCAGATACAGCATCTACCGCTGCAATAACGAAGGTAATGTTATTACTCAACACACCGTTGTCTACAGCAGTAACAGTTACCCCGTCATTATCATCCAGGACTGCACTGGCTGTATCTCCATACAGGCTAAAAGAAAGCAAGGGCACAAGCTCTCTGGCAAAGTTAAGATTCAGTGATTCAATCAGGGTCTTATAGAACGTGTCTGCAGTCATACCTGCAGCAGCTCTTACGGCTCCATACTTGAAATACTGATCTTCATGGCTAAGGCCAATGAACTGCTGGAAAGTAATTCTAAGCAGGTAATTTTCTCCTGCTACAGGATCTCCACCATTCACGTTAGGATCCAAACTAACCAGTTTACTTCTCAAAGATCTTTGCAAGGAAGTAGCCGGGGTAGCCTTGGCATAAGTGATGTTGGTTTTCTTGATCAGATCACTCCGCATTAAACCTCCTACTCCTCTATAGAGCAGGTAAATATCATCATTATTACTATGAACTGAAACAGTTCCCACCGCATCAGCTTCAGTTACAGCGTTTGCTGAATAAGCTTTTACTACAAAAAGTTGTCTCGCTTGATTTGTGCTAAAAGTTGCCATTTTAAAAAAAAGTTTAATTATACAATTATTTAATTACCTGATACATTGAATCTTTTTAAAGCTATCTCAACAGCTCTTTTTAATATACTCCTATGCAATGCAGGGTTTAAAACACATTCTGTTTTATTACTCACCCCGTTGATACTAAGATCGGGGAGGTCTGTTAAAATAATAGGCAGGGGCTGGGAAATATATCTCATAGAGTAAGAATCTACACCCCTGTCAGGAATAATCTACACTATGTTGTCTTCACTATCCAGCCTTAAAGCCCTGTTTTTATTGGTCCCTTTAAAGGGATTTCTAGAGAAAGAGTTGTAAGTATCGTAAGTTACAGGTTTTACTACAGCTGTTCCCCCTTCCGAGAAGGTAACCTGTTCATATAAAATGAACCAGGTATTTGAAGGAATTTCATAAAAGCAAGATTCGCTGCTTAAACCATCCAGGTCAGACACTTTCACAGTGGTCTCGTAATCTTTCACGAGCTGACTGAGGTATCTTCTAACCTCTTCCTTGTTATCTACATGATCCCTGAAAGGATTCTTACCGCTGTAATATTCAAGAACCAACTCTTCCTAAGCCTGTGTTAAAAGTGAAGACTTTTCATATTCATCCAATTCGATGGACCCACTGACTTGTTTGGATTCAAACTTAGCACTCTTGTTGTAGCTATTTAACAGGGTATCAAACTCGTTGGAAAATTCTTCACAGGTCATAATTAATCTTGATTATCTTGTCGTCTGGTAGGTGTTCCTACCCCCACCCTGCTCAAAGCCAGTTCAACAGCTTTGTTGAGAATGTCCATGTGGACGACTTTGTTAAGTTCACATTCACTTACAGTAGAGACTCCATCAATATCCAACCCTCCGGCGTATTCACCACTGGAAAGATCTGCCAGTACAATAGGCAGGGGCCTTCTTACATACCTGATCTTGTAGGAAGTAATAGGTACTCCATAGATAGGAATAAGTTCAGAAAGCATATCTACCCCCGTAGGTGTCTGGAAAAGTCTCCATGCCTGTTTTTTAAGGGGCTGGGCAAATGCCTTGGACATCAACCTGTCATACTCTTTGTAATTCAAAGGAACCACTATGTAAGACTTGGTTACTTCATTAGGATCTACCCCTGTAGTGGATACGATCTTTTCATTCAGCATGAAAAGAATATCTACAGGCATCTCGTAGAGAATCCCCCTGTCATCATAAGTGGTGGATTGTGGGTCCTGAAGGGTAGGTTCATTGACTTTAATGAGTTCAGAAAAATCAATTTGCCTTCTCTCCGTATCATCAAACCCTTGTCCTTGAGGATTCAAACTCCTGTCAAAATAGGATTTGACAATCATGTCCTGTGCCTGGGTTAAAAGGATGGATTTCTCGTATTCATCCAGTTCTAAAGAGTAAGCACTGTTTGCTTTACCAAACTCTTTAATATCTCTATAACTGTTTAAAAGCGTGTCAAACGCGTTTGAAAATTCTTGTGTAGTCATTATTCATTTCTATTATTAAGTTCTACAGTACTTTGCAGGTTACCCAGGTAAGCAGATTTAGCTAGTTCTACTGCCCTGTCTAAAATCTCCCCGTGTACAATTGGATTGAGTTCACACTCCGTAACAGCTGTAACACCTTGTATGGTCACGCTTAAATCAGCCAGATTCTCCAGGATGATAGGATTGGGAGTTCTCACGTACCTTACCTGGTACAAGGGATTACTTCCCTCCGTACTGCTCAGGTGGGGTATGATCTCCACTATTATATCCGTAGTAGCCGTGTTACCTCCCGTACCCCTATCTTTACTAAGTCTCCAAACCTGGTTTTTCAGGGGGGCTTTATAAGGCTTTAACATCAACCGGAAGTATTCATCAAAGCTTAAAGGAAGTACCTGGTAATCCACGTTAAGAATTATAGGTGTGGCTAGCTCGCCTACTCCTATAAGTTTCTCCCAGGAAAAAGTTTCATTGAGAATAAGCAAGGTATCTGTAGGTAAAGCATACTGTAATCCCCTGCGATCAAAAGGAGTAACTCCAGACAGTAAAGTAGGAGCAGCTACCTCGATCAATTCAGATAGTTCTACCTGTCTTTTAGGATTACCATCTGCCCCCGCACCATACTTATTACCTGCAGGATTGAAATGATTCTACACTACTTGCAACTAAGCTTTAGTCAGGAACACGGATTTTTCATACCCCTCCAGACCAGGAGCCTTGTTGCTCATTACATTGTTGTATAAAATGTCGAACTCGTTAGAGAATTCAGTAGTAGTCATATCACTTCAGTTTAGCTTCCAACATCAATTTTACTTCCTGGTGTTTAGGAGAGTTCAGGTATTTCGCTGCTACATTTAAAGTAGGATCTTCTCCTGATTCACATAATGGGGAGTTATCTGATTTTAAATAGAGGTAATCCCCTCTTTTGGCAAGTAAACCAGCTTCTATGGATCTCCTGATCAAAACCTTTGTAGGCAGAAAAGGATCTTTTACAGTTTTAAGAAATAGCTGCGGGTTACTTTGAATCAGTTTATTTACCTGTGTTTGCAAGAAATCCAGTTTGCTTTTGGGTGAAGTAGGCCTTCCATCCAGGGTTTCCAGTACCAATCTCAGGGTGTCTGTTTCTTCCTGAAGCTTTCCAAATTCAAGGTAAGCTTCCATGGTGGCACTCATCTTCATGCTGGCATGTTTGGTTTCTTCTTCTTCCATGATCAGTACGAACTGGTAAGTAGCCTTGGGCCTGTCTTGAAGATCCCTGAGGGAGGCAGCAATAAAATCCTTGTTAGCTAACAGGACTTTATATTTAATGTAATCATCCGGATTACTTAAATCCAGGTAATTCTCTCCCTTGGTCAGGCGCACCGTATAGTTTGCCCAAAAGTTATTTTGCTTCTTGTAAATAGATAAAGCATTGTATTCCAATCCCATTATCTCTTCAAGAAAATTCTTCTCATCATTTGTAAGAACATTCATAAATGAACCACTACTCTCCAGGATAGGAACTGTGAATATCCTCACTGAATTCTCTGCCATACCCCCGTAAAACACATGCTTGGGGTTACTGACCATCCCGGATTCCCTGGGAATATGCTTAACAAGCACTTTTTCATTTCTCAGGCAGGATATAAATTCAGCAGGCTCTGCCGCCTTTTCCCTCTTTACTTCTGTAGTAGTCTCCGTGGCCCTAGAGCTCTTTTTAACCACTTTCTTGTTTTCCTGGATGTCTTCCAAATCCAGGGCTAAATTCTCTTCCATATACTCTCCCAAATATTAATTAATTAAAAAAAAAAATAAAGAGTAGGGGAAGAGTTACTTCCCCCACCCTGATCATATACTTCATCTTAGAACTGACGGAATGATCGACATAGTTCTGGTTGGATCCAAAATGAATACTCCCCCTGTCCACATCTTGTGAATTACTGCAGAGTCTTCATCATAACTCATGTTATCGTTGTTGATCTATCCTGTAAAAGGATTTCTCAAACCCCACTGGTAACCTCTCAATTCAGGCATCCCCTTGACACGGGCCAACTGGATGTTTGGTTGATCCATAGAACCAATGTAGAGCAGATCAAAGCGATAAGATTCAGCTACCCCACCCTCAGGATGCAGTACCTTGTTTCTTACAGGATCATCATACATGGGATCTACCTCTACCTTTACAGTTACCCCGTTGGGAGCTTTAAACTCGGTAAACTGGAACCCTGCACTCAACGAATTAGAGTGAAGTTTTGAAGTAGTTTTACTGATAGCACCGATGGAGTTGTTATCAAAGGTAAAGAGAGTCCACCCAGATACATCTTCAAGGACAGCTTTATGGAACTTAACAGCTCCTCTTTCACCTGTTTTAAGAACAAATACCCTGTCTCCCATAGCAAGCTTGGAAGCAGAAAGTTCATACAGGGCATCTTCAATGAGTTTCAAAGAGAAGTTGTTGTAGTAAAGCACGTTGGCTACTTCCATTTGTTCTCTCATACCAGCACCCATCTTGATGACATTGCCAGATTTACCAAAGTTCATGTATTCACCGTTGCTGTTCCTGTTGCTTCTTCCATACATGATAAGGTTGTTTTTCTCATCAGCGAAGGTTTGTTCAACAGTCCAGTCTACATGATGCATCCACATGTTGTGAATTATCTTTTTACCGCCATCATCTACAAATGGAATACCTACAGCAAGCTTCTTACCCAGCATACCACCAGGTACTTTATGCTTGATTCTAATGGTAGACCACTCGTTACGCATGGCCACGGGAGAGGTGTATCTTACATCACCAACTTCACGAGAGAGTTCTTTCTCCACAGGTGAGTATTCAACACTGAATCTCTTGAAAGCAGCCAGCTCTTCTGCAGGCATACCACCAGTAACTCCGCCCATAAGTTCAACCTTATAAACCGCGTTACTTCCTTCCATCCTGGCATCTCCCAGAACACGCAAAGGATATACCTCATTCTTCTCACCCACGATCACGTTGCCATCAGCAAACCAGTCTTCTGGGAATACTACAAAAAATGGAACACCTCCAACACCAGCATTGCCGGTAGTAATAACATTACCATCTTCATCTCTGGCTTCAATGAGAGGGATGTTTCTGCGGGAGTTACCAATAACTTCCCAGGTATATTCATCATCAGTTTCAAATTCCTTTACAGGGAACTGAGACAAATAAGTTTCGAGGTTTTTTCCCCTATAATAAGCTAAAAGCTAAACCATAAGATTGGTAGCTTTCTGGGGAGCAGCTTTGAAAATAGATCCTAAATGATTTTCTTTCGTCAGCAGATGTTATCCTAAAGGCTTTTTATCCCTTAGTTCTTACAATTTACCATTCTGTAAGGTCAGCATACATTTTCATCCTTTTCAGGATGTCGAACACTCGTGGAGGAATTATATTCTATGTTGTAATTTTTACAAGCTTTACGGAAAGTTGAATAGGGAATGTTTAAAGCTTTAGCTGCTTTTCTCATAGATAGTTTTTTATTTAGTTTTTCTAAAATCTCCTACTCTGGGATTCTATTAAACTTTCTATTATAAAAATATCTATCTCTAATACTTACCCCTCCTTTTTCAAAATCTTGTCTCAGTATATATCTTGTTACACAAAATAGTTTACTGACATAGTCAAGACTTTTCCTTTCTTTGTAAAGTTTTAAAGCGTCATTACGATCATAACAAGGTCTTTTTAATTTAGGAGTTTCCCCTCCTAAACTGATGTTATAACCAAGTTTTAAATTAGTAGCGTTGTATTTCTTTTTATAAAATATCTCTCTACTATCAACATCATTTACTGTACATTCCTCTATTAACTCCATTTGGAAATTTTCTATACCATGTTTTTTCATTGCTCTGTTAATAAGCTATCTCCCATACTTAGCATGTCTAACATGTTCTTTCCATCTAGTTTCCAAATTAACTTTGGTTTGTCCGATGTAAACTTTGTTATTCTTGGTATTCCTTATTATGTAAATGAACGCTTTTTTCATAGTTTCATCCTCTATGCGTTACGGTGATTAAAGTTTTTACCTTTAATTTACCTCGGTATTACCTAAAATGTTCTGGTAGGTTTCACCGATTTTGCTCGAAGTTTACCTCATTATTACTAATGAGGGGGGCCTGACTCATTGACCCTTCCAATGTGAAAATGTCAAAGTCTGAAATTTGCTTAATTGTGCCATAAATTACGTTGTTTATCCGTTAAAGATTATGTGTTAAATGTCAAGTTTAAGCCCAATCTTGGATTCAGGATCATCTGCGCCACCAGTACCAGTTAAATATGTCAAGTTACCACTTGAATTTCTTGATGTGTTACTGAGGACATGCTCTAATTCCTTCAGGCTTTTCCTTGTTTCCTTTTTGACTCTACCTTTTACAAGACCGTCCAGATCCTTAAACCCGTTGGTTAGGGTAAAAACAATTCCCATGTTCTTGAGAAAACTAGTCCTGTTGTCTCTTTCAGCCTTTTGCAGAGCTGTGAGGTACTGACCGTTTTCATCTTTAAACATAGGTTTGGTAAGGTTATCCAGAACCCTCTGTCTTGTACTTTTGTCCAGCTATAATTCCCCAAATACCTTGTCTTCACTAAGAATGGATTTTTTCAAATCCTCCGATTGCTTTTTAACCTGCTCCTGGAGTTTCTTGTCTTCATTCTTAGCTTCATCAATAAGTTTCTGGTAACTACTCTGGAAGAACTCTTTGTTACTGTTTAAGGCTTCAGTTGCATCCTCTACATCTGTACCGGCACTAAAAGATTTTTCTGTTTCTCTCTTAGCCCTGGTTTCACTGAATCCCTTGTTAATGAAATCCTGGTAGATTAAATTTTTGCGAATGTTTTCTCCCTCCTCTGATTCATCTTTTAACTTGTCTCCCTCAAGGGTGTCAAGATAACCTAAGATGTTTTCATACCGTTTTACCTCGGGAGTTTCCACGCCAGCCTGTAAGGCTTCATCAACTCTTCGCTGTCTTTCCTCAAATTTAGCTTGCAACTATTTCTCAATAGCCTGGGCAAAATCTTCAGGATCTTTAATCTTTTTCAGAACTTCATCATCAAGGTCAGGGAGGATACCTTCATCTCTCAAAGCAGTAGCTATGGAAGAGTAGAAGCTTGATTGGGGAGAAGCACCACTATCTTTTTCAGACTCGGCACCTCCCTTTTCCTGATTGTTATCATCTTCTGATTCTTCACTACTTACGCTCTCTGGTGTATCGCCAAATAAGGTATCAGCATTAACCTCAGTAGTTTCTTCTTTTGTATCTTTCTCGTCTTTTGTTTCAGCCTATTTTTCAGGCTCTTCACGGGATGTAGAAGAAAAAAGATCTTCCACCTCTTCCCCGGTAATAATATTATCAATACTTAATTCTTCTCCCAACATATTAATTAGCTTCTAAATGTTTCAAACATTTACAAAAGTATGTAATCCAACTCTATTTTACAATAAACTAACTCCCATCCTACAGGATGCCCAATAAAAGTAATTAATTACTGTATTTCTATAGTAATCTTTTCACCCCGGGCAACTGCTTCTTTAAGCAATTGGGTCAAGTGTTTCTCATAATAGGTAGAGTTTAAGACTTTACCCTTCTGTTTATTCTCACCGACAAGAATACAACCTGCCGTGTCCTATGCAGTATTCCCCCGGTGAATAAGTATCCCGGTAAAGTGGGGTACATCTACAAGCCTGGGGAGAACTCTTTTAAACTTAGGGGATTTGTTAAGCACAACCTGGTAGGTACCAAAAGGTATACTAGTTTTGCCGTATACCTTTTGTTCCCCCTTGCTGAAACTCCCATCTCTATTCAAGTCACGGGTGGTATCCTCTAAAGTATTACAGAAGAACTGGCCATTTAAGTACAGATCTCCTATCGTGTAATCCTCTTTAAGATACCTTCGTTTCAATGTTAGTTTCATTTTTTTTTACCAGTTGACTCTTCATCTTCATGAAGAATTCTTTTAACTTCCTCTTCATCGTAAGGAATACGGATGGTACAACCTTTTCTTATGCAACCATCCTGCACCAGCCTGTCCACGATGAGTCTTAAAGAGTGGAGTTCTTTACGGTTATCCTCGGAGAGTTGTATGTAATAATCCAGTTTAGATAGATTATCCTGCAATACTTTCTCGTAAAACTCCCTTACAGAATCCAAACCCTTTATTTCCAATATAGAGGCTTCTGCTTTTTGCTTCCTTCTCCCCATCAACCAACCTACAAATCCTCCTATTATTGAAGTTGCTCCCCCTATTACAGCGGTTAAGACAGCTTCACTCATGATCATGCCGCGTTTTCTTTTTTAGAGTCGGTATAACGAGCTACTGCAGTGATGATAAACTGGACCAGGGTATCATATACCAGGAACTCCAGGTCATCTCCTAAAGGGGTGTTAACGGCCAATACCACGCCACTTCTTAACTTGTCATAGTCTTTAGCCAGGGCTGCATCCAACACGGGAATAACCAGCTCTTTCCATTTGGGGCTAATCCCATCCAGGATTTTATTGTCTACTCCTCTAACCAATATTAAAAACATCGGCTAATCCAGCTTCTCTACTATTGGATTCTTAAACTTGATTAAATAATCCAAAGCATCTGCAATCAACTTCTCCTGTTCAGGAGTGAAAAAACCTTTTCTTTCCATAATTACTTTTTTTTAATTGTTTTATAAACACCGTGAGATGCGCTCCCAAACAGCATTACTTCCAAGATCCCTTTCAGGGTTTCATAGAATTCAGCTGGGATAGTATCGGGTGTTATTGATTTAATAAGTGTGATTGTTAATAACATAAACGCGGATGCATAAGTTTTCTTACCATCCATCTAGTACCATAACTTCTCAATCTTTTGTCTGAACTACTTCCATTTCTTTTTCATAGCTTTATTTTATTTAAAATATTTATATCAAATATTATAATTTATATTTCATCGGTCTAAATTATATTTTAAGGAGTATATTCATATAAAGTACTTAAAATTCCTTCAGAGTTTATGTATCCTATGTAATAAGAACTAGAACTCACGAGAAATAATCTCCAAACGCTTAATGCTGGAGGTGCAGTACAATCAGTTAAAGAATATACTTGT